CCTGTTACAGAAAATGTTCCTGAAGATAAAAATGTATGAATTCTATAATTACCAGATGTTGTTATTGTTCCACCTGTTGCTTGAATTCCAGATAAACTTTGAACAGTTACCCAATTATTATTATAATACATCTCCAATACATTTGACGTTGTGTTGACACCAAATGTTCCATTGTTTGGAGTAGATGGTCTATTAGCAGTTGTCCATGAAGGCATAACAACACCATTTGGCGCAACTATTTCAAATTTGCCAGATGTGTCTGCTTCGACACTAAATCCAGTTTGAACTGTTGTTCCTGTTGTTATCGTGGTCATGCTGTAAATATTCCTGATGATGTAAATAGATGATAGGTAAATCCTCCGCTTGAACTAATAGTTCCACCTGTACCCCTTTGTCCACCCTCATAACGAATAACTACTATACCAGAACCACCATTTCCACCAACACCTCTATAACTTTGAAGTGCTGATTGATCTCCCCCACCTCCACCACCTCCAGTATTAACTCCACCTGAACCAGCTTGTGTTATAGTACCGTTATTAAGCACAACTTGTCCATTACCTCCAGAATTTCGAGCGCTGCCACCACCTATACCACCTGTTCCACTCTGTCCACGATTGCCGCCACCACCACCACCAATTCCACCATTGCCTCCAGTACCGTTCTCCCAGGATGAACCTCCACCGCCACCTGCATAATAATATCCATCAAGCCATTGTAATCCATCTCCTCCAGGACCACCACCGACTGATGAAGTGCCATTGCCACCCACAGCACCTGCGCCGCCTCCACCACCAGCAGTTACACCACTAGCTGTAGAACCTCCATTATATCCTTGTCCGCTGGTGCCAGATCCAGGTCCAACATTGTATCCACCAGCACCACCAGATCCACCATTGCCACCTGTTGTACTAGTAGAGTTATCACCGTAAGCACCCCCACCACCTCCACCAATAGCAGTCGTAGCACCAAGATAATTTAGCACACTATTACTACCATTATTTGATCTAACAGCCTGACCTTCTAAACCACTACCACCAGCACCAACGGTAATAGTCATTGTTAAACCATTGCCAGATGTTACTGTAATTGGACCACCTGCGATATAACCACCAGCACCACCGCCGCCACCGTGTCGTGCGCCACCCCCACCCCCACCAGCAACTACAAGATAATTTATGTTATATGACTGAGATGCTAATGTAGACCATCCGGTTCCTGTCCATGTTTCTAATATATTGTTAGCTGAGTTCCAAATAATTGTTCCATTGGCTGAAGAAGCAGGCCTTCCATTTGAAGTTGCAATTCCACCGCCACTTCCACCAGATGCACCGATAGAAAGTAGATTTGCTGATTGAACAGCAAGGTCTGCAAGTCTAGAAACAATGGATATTGTCATAGTTAAGCTGTAAATGTCCCTGATGATGTAAATGTATGAATTGTATATCCATCCGATGTTGTTACTGTTGTTATCGTGGTCATGGTACTATAAAACTTCCAGAAGAATTAAATGTGTGAATAGTATGATCGTTAATTGTTGTTACTGCACCACCTGTTGCTCTTTGTGTTCCTGCATATCTTATAATTACTATACCAGATCCGCCAGCGCCACCATAATAATTTGCTGAAGTTAATGCAGATCCGCCTCCGCCACCACCACCTCTATTAGTTGTTCCAGCGGTTCCATTTTGAGCACCAGCTCCACCGTTTCCTCCACCATGAGTTGCATCACCAGCAACAGTTCCTCCACCGCCTCCGCCACCACCAGCGTATCCAACTGATCCGCCAAATATAGAAACTGTTAATCCTGCTCCTCCGTCACCACCATAACCAGATCCATCAATATTAGAATTTTCTCCTACTCCACCTGCACCACCACCGCCACCGCCAGATGTACCAGCATTAGCTGCGTAGCTCATACCAGCTCCACCAGCGTATCCTTGACCTGCGGTTCCTGATCCACCTGTAGCAGTTCCATCAGATGCAGTACCACCTCCTCCACCTGAACCACCACTTTTTCCGTTATCTGCACCACCGTAACCGTAATCTCCGCCACCGCCACCACCAATAGCTATATAAGAAGCAGTAAATGAACTATTGGTACCAGATCCAGATTGAACACCTCGATCACTGCCACCTAAATCATATCCAGCTGTTCCTCCAGCACCAACAGTTACAACATATGTTCCAGATGCTAAAGAAAGTCTACTGCCTGTAGCAAAACTTTCTGTTACTCCATAATACAACAATCCTCCAGCTCCACCGCCACCACCTCTTGTACTCGATGCTCCACCACCACCTCCACCACCTCCTCCAGCAACAATTAAAACATCAACGCTAAGAGATTGTGATGCTAATGTGGCCCAAGACATTCCGGTCCATGTTTCTAATACACCATTAGCTGTATTCCAGATAATTGTTCCATTGGCTGTTGTTGCTGTATTTGGTCGACCATTGGATGATATTACACCACCAATTGATATTGTGCCGCTAGTTGAAGGTAAAACTAAAACAGTATTGCCTGCAACAGAAGGAGCTTCTATGGTTACAGAACCAGAAGTTGCGCCAGCAAGAACTATCTTTCCGCTCATAGAACAACCCATCTACTTGTTGCTGGAATAGTTATAGTTGAACCGTTAGCAACTGTTATTGGTCCTGTTGATGTAAGACCTAAACTTGCATCAGCAACAACATTTGAAGTTATTACGGTATTATTTTTCATAATAACATTATTTGCATCAGCAAAACTACCTCCGCCTCCGCCACCTGAAGCAGAAAGCGTACCAACAGCCGTGGTATTTTTTGCTAGTTTACTAAGGTTTCGTGTTCTGCTCATTGGTATATTTATCTAGCTAAGAATGTGCCAGTTGGTGGAGTAAAGTTTGCTGTGTAACGGGCGACTCCTTTGGTGATACGGAAATCATCAATGTAACCATTCATGAGATAAGGAGTTGATATTAAACCTAAATTTAAACCTGATGCTACTAAATCTGATGAGTTTGTAGCAGAAGACTCCAGAATTCCGTTTATAAACATTCTTAAAGAAGTTCCTGATCTGGTGACAGCTACATGATACCATGTTGAAGCAGCAGTATTGGTTGTGCTTGACACAAGAGGACCTGCTCCATGAATTCCAAAACCTATTACATTTGTACTTAGTCTGTACATATACCAGGGACCAACAGGAGCACCAGTAGTACTAGACCAAACGTCTACTATACCAAGATTAGTTCCTACGGTAGCAAAGTTTACCCATGCTTCAATAGTAAAGTCACCAGTTCTAAAGGTGCAGTTTATTTTTGTTAAATCTGTATAACTCGCCAAATAATCTCCAGTTCCATCAAAGTACATAGAACCTGTGCCAAATTTTTTCGTTGATGTTACTATTTTCGCATCACCAACAGTTTCTAGAACATTACGAGAAGATACATCAACTATAGCGGCATCATTATAATTTAAAAGCATAGCAGTTCCTAAAACAGCAGATGGTGGAGTTGTTGGAGGAGTAAACGCAGCCGTATATATTGCAGTTCCATTTACTATTCTGAATCCAGACATATATCCTTTAACATATTCTCCGAATGTTCCACTGCTATAATATGATCCAATATATATTCCACCACCAGAAAACCCACTTGGTAGATTAGTTGTTGTTCCTGCTACTTCTCCATTGTGATATAAAGTTATAGTAGCTCCATTACGAACCAAAGCCACATGATTCCAAGAATTTAACTGTAAATTTTTACCTGCGCTATTACTATTGATTGATGGGGTAGCTGTCCAAGAAGATCCATTACCAATATAAACGTGAGTATCTCCAATACCTGTTCTGTTTAAACTTATAGCAAGAGTTGTATGGGGTGTTGTATTAAGTAAAGTTTGTAGAGACTTAGGTAGCATATAAACCCATACTTCTACTGTAAAATTGTTATTCAGATGAAGTAAATTATTTGCTATATTATTATACAAGTAATCTGCATCACCATCAAAATAAACACTACCACCATGTGTCGTTCTAGAATATTGTGATGTTGGTTTAAATGGAGAAAAGTTAACTACAGCAGTATCACCATTTCTAGTGATGGCAAAATTATTTGTAGAATTATCTTTAATGCAATTTGATTGGCAGGTTAATAAAGATGTGTTGGCGATAGCAGTTAATGCTGAAGTTGATGGAGTAAAGTTAGTAGTATAAACAGTAGTGCCACGAACTATTCTTAAATTACTAATGTAACCTCTGTAGTCTGTATTTTGCACCTTACCTATGTTTAAAGTAGTACCAGAGTTAAAATTTGGTGTTCCAGATTTTGCTACACTAAAAACTTCTGTACCATTAATATATCCTTTTAGTATACTAGTAGTATTATTATAAACCATAGCAATATGATTCCACGAATTTAGAGGTACTATACTGGTGCTTACAGCACTAGTAACAGTAGAACCATTCCAATAATAAAAATATAAATTGCCAGATGCATTAGTACCGAATGCCCAATCTGTTTCAGCAGTACCTGCATTACCATGCGCTACCTGTAGTGGCAAAGAGTTAGTGCCACTAGCAGAATTAGATAAATTATAAACCCACATTTCAATGGTATAATTGGTGTTCCACCATTGTATAGTAGAAATATTATATGGTATATTTAAATAATCTCCACTACCATCAAAGTAATTACTCCAACCTGCTGGACTAAATGGCGAGAATGATCCTTGACTAGAACTGCCTACTTTAACCATTGGAGTAGTAATACCAGAAGTATCAATAAAACTATGGTTGTTAACTGGCTGGCGAGTTTGTAATGTAAGAATTTGGGTGTTAGCAACAGCAGTTAATGGTGCTGTGGGAACAGTAATGGTTGTTCCAGAATAAATACCAGTTCCTTTTATAATCCGAGCATTACTTATATATCCGTTAAAGGGGTTTGTTCCTGTATTTGATCCTGCAACATAATACTGCCTTGCAGATGTATTTGATGTGTCGCTGAAATTATTTGTTCGCACACCATTAACATAAACACTTGTTGTTCCAGATGTTCTTGATACTGCAAAATGAAACCATTGTCTTGCAGCCGCAGAAACACCTGTGTCTCTTACACTTCCGTCGTAGTACTGAAAAGTGTTGGCGGGCGAAAAACCTATATCTAAATTATTCATATCCCCACCACCGAACAACAATCGTTGGGCTGTGCTTGCTAATGGGTAGACCCAGCACTCAATAGTAAAATCGCCAGTTCCAAAACCAAAATTATTACTACTTGGTGCAGAAAGATAATCTCCTGTGCCATCAAAATAACCTGATCCTGTCGTAGTATCTGTTTCTGTGAACGGACCAAATGCAGAAATTTTAACATCACCATTTTTAGTAATAGTAAATGCATTAGTGGAGTTATCAATGAGGCGATTGCTTTGGCAGGTCAGTAGTGCGGTGCCAGTTATAGCAGTCAAAGGAGATGTTGGTGGAGTAAAATTAGAAGCGTAAACTTCTGTAGTGGTCACTCTAAGATTACTAAAATAACCAAGTAATTCTTGTCCTGAATTAAACCCGTCGTAGAAGAACGTTGTAGTGGTAAGAGACGGATTTATAAATCCACTAAAAGTTGCCTCTAATATTCCATTTACATAAGCTTTGACCGTAGAGCCGTTTCTTACATAAGCAATATGGTACCATTGGTTATTGCTTATGTTGGTTGTGCCGCTGACAGATGATCCCGCTTGAAATATGTATATTAAACCAGAGGATATACCTAATATTGTTCTTGAACTAAATTGCCCTCCACTTGCAACATATTGAGCTGCTATTGTTGCAGTTGTGTCCGAGGTATAAACCCACCCCTCAACCGTCCAAGTAGAACCATCTAAAAATCTGTTAGTGCTTTGATTTAAGTAATCACCTGTGCCATCAAAATAATTACTCCAATTTGTATTGTATGGACTAAATGCTGATGGTTTAGTATCACCGTTTACTGTTATTGCAAAGTTATTTGATGATGCATCTGTAACAAAAGTGTTTGCATCTGCATTAATTGCCAATACTGTTCTGTTGAAATATTGTTCTCCAACAGTTATAGTAATACTAAATGTTCTTGGGCTTTCTTGATTTTCAGCATCAGAAGCAATAACTGTAAAAGAATAAACTGTTTCTTCTGATAAACCTGTCACGGTTCCAGAAATTAATCCACCTGATGATAATGTTAATCCTGCAGGTAATGTACTTCCAGATTGCAATGCAAATAATGTTGCTTCAGTTGCACTTAGTTGTATTGAGATAGCATCATCAACATTTCCAGAAAGACTAGAAGAAGTCTGCCAGCTTGGGTTAGCAGAGAATGTAACTCCATTTACTCGAATACCAACACTTCCATCTGTATTAGCCAAATAAACAATATAAGTTCCAGCAGCAGTAGCTGGTAACTGTGCTCTTACTGTGGTTGAATTTATAAATGTAGTTGATGTCGCGAGAACGTTGTTGATTAAAACCTGACAACCAGAAGCAAATCCAGATCCAGTTAATAGTATGTAACCACCTGCTGTATCTACAGCGGTATCATCCAAAACTGTGCCACCACTATTGGTAACTTGTATGTTGGATATTTGAGTGCCATAGTTATCTAACTAAGAATGTGCCAGTTGGTGGGGTAAAGTTTGCTGTGTAACGAGCAACTCCTCTAGTTATACGAAGATCATCAATGTAGCCATTCCAATATCTTGGACCACCATATCCTGCCGCAGGACCAAGATATCCAAGACCTATTCGTAATGGGTTTGTATTGACAGCATTAAACGATGTTGTAACATTACTTGAATGATAACTAACCCCATCAACAAATATTTTTAATACGCTATTATATCTAGATACAGCAATGTGATACCATGTATTAGCTGAAATAGTAACCCCAGTAGTTGTATAGCTATAATCAGTTCCATCATATCTTTTAAATATAATTTGATTTGATCCTTCAGAACCCAAATAACCTAAAGACCATCCATGATAAACACTACCACCATTGGCACCATCTCCTAAAAGTACAAGCATTCTATAATTAGTATTAATATTTGCAAAATTAAACCACCCCTCAACAGTAAAATCTGTTGTACCTAGAGAAAATTTTTCATCATAAGGAATGACAACATTATCATCTACACCATCAAAATACATAGAACCTGTACCGTATTTTTTAGTTAATGTGGTTATTCCTGCGCCACCAACAGTTTCTAGAACATTGCGAGAGGAAACATCTACGATGCCAGCATTATTATAATTAAGCAATAAACTAGTATAACTGTTAGCAGTTGTTGGAGATGTAGGTAATGTAATATTATTTCCAGAATATCGAATATTTCTAGTGAACATAAAGTCAGACATATAGAAAGCTCCAGCAGGACCTGTCGTAGAAGCACCAATTTTAGTTAAATTTCCATTAACTAGGTTAACGTCTCCATAAGCATTAGGGCTTCCACCAGCACCGTATGTAGTATTACATTTCACTCCATTAACATAAAAAACCCATGTACTGTTGTCTTCTTTTTGCTGGACAATATGATACCATTGTTTTTGTTTCAACACTATGTTTGCATATGCAAACCGATCATTGCTGCCATAATCGCGGTGGTGCCACATTAATCCATTAGTACTATCATGATACCAATACCACTCAATGGCTCCAACACTATTGCTTGCTCTTTGTATAATCGTAAATGCGTTACTTAATGGATATATCCATGCCTCAATCGTCCAAACGAATTGTGTAGTTCCTACCCTATTACCAACAATCGCGATATTTGAATCTGCAAGTGTTAAGTCAACACTATCACCGCTACCATCAAAATAAACACTACCGCCATGTGTCGTTCTAGAATAGTTTGCTGTTGGTTTAAATGGAGAAAAGTTAACTACTGCAGCGTCACCGTTTTTAGTGATGGTAAAATTATTTGTAGAGTTATCAATAAATCTATTAGACTGACACATCAACAAAGAAGTATTAGCAATAGCAGTTAATTCTGAAGTTGGTGGAGTAAAGTTAGTAGTATAAACAGCTGTACCTTTCACTATTCTTAAATTAGAAAGATATCCATTTAAATGTGCGACTCCTTGTACTGCTCTACCGATAGTTATGCTGCCAGTACTAGTACCCGTTAAATTAGAACCATCTGTTCTTGATAGGGTTTCTATACCATTTTGAAAGATCTTAATCGTAGTTCCAGATCTACATATAGCTAAATGGACCCAAGTATTTAAAGGAACTACTGTAGAAGAACTATATGTCGTACCGTTGTAATAATATGCACCAGTTGTAATTATACCAAAAACAAACGGATTAGCTGCTGCTGCTGATCTTGTATCTATTATATTATTGCCATCAACATCATATCTCGTTAGATAAACATATACCTCTACTGTAAAATCACCAGTACCAAAGTTACTAGAAAGATATGATACGTTTAAATAATCACCTGTACCATCAAAATAATTACTCCATCCTCCTGGACTAAATGGTGAGAATGATCCTTGAGATGCATTACCAACTTTAGTTACTAAAAGATTATTTCTAGATGCATCAATAAAACTATGATTGTTAACTGGCTGACGAGTTTGTAGTGTAAGAATTTGGGTGTTAGCAACAGCAGTTAATGGAGCGGTAGGTGGTGTGAATGTAGCCGTGTAAACCGCAGAACCAAGCACATATCTGAATCCAGAAATATATCCAGCAAAGTTACCGCCCCCATCATCAGAGTCAGCAGCTATAGCCCAAGCACCGGAATTATTTACTAGTGCCGTATTGCTAACGCTTCCCGTCGCAACAGAAACTCCGTTTAAGTAAAGCACCAAGTTGTTTGATGCCGTCCCGTTTCGCACTACTGCAATATGTGACCATGCGTTTAGCGGTGGACTAGTGGATGCGTTTACATTAACTGCCCAAGATGACCCTGTAGTTGAAGCAAACAATGTCATTGTTCCGCTGTTAATCAAAATTTGTATTGGCGAGTAATCTGTTGCATTGTTTGTCCGCTTGCTAAATACGCCCAAGAATGAGCCTGTTGCTGTTGGGTATATCCAGCACTCAATGGTGAAGTTAGAACTGCCTGGCTCAAGTGTTGCGCTATCAGCGACGGTTAGGTAATCCCCCGCCCCATCAAAATAACCTGATCCTGTCGTAGTATCTGTTTCTGTAAACGGACCAGATGCAGAAACTTTAACATCACCGTTTTTAGTGATAGTAAAAGCATTAGTGGAGTTATCAATGAGGCGATTTGATTGGCAAGTCAATAAAGAAGTATTTGTTATAGCAGTAAGTGGTGATGTTGGAGGTGTAAAATTAGTAGTATAAAAAGATGTTCCCGCTAAAATCCTTAAATTACTAATATAACCATTTAAATAAGCACCTTGGTTAGTTTCACTACCCACCCATGTAAAAGCTCCTGTTCCAGGTTGGTTGGCTGTATATGTTGCTGTTGCTACAGAAACCCCATTTACATAAAGCGTATACACATTTCCATTTCTCACACAAGCCAAGTGGTTCCAAGAACCAGCTGTAATACCATGAGTTCCGCTTACTGCTGTAGTATCACTGTTTGTACCAAATGCTAAAGTAGTTTGTCCAATACGAAATTGCCACCCATCTCCCAAATTCGCTGACCCAACACCAACAATTACCATCCAATTAGAATAACTTCCTGGCCAACTATCTGTTGTTGGCATAGTAGTTAAATTAACCCACGCTTCTATTGTAAAATTTCCACTGCTTATATTTAATGCCGTTGTTTGTAAGCAATCTCCACTCCCATCAAAGTAATTACTCCAGTTTGTATTGTACGGGCTAAAAGAAAATGGTCTTGTATCTCCAGCTACCGTAATTGCAAAATTATTAGAAGATGCATCACTCGCAAAGGTGTTACCAACATCAGCATTAATTGCCAGTACTGTTCTGTTGAAATATGCGTCACCAACAGTTATAGTAATGCTAAATGTTCTCGGGCTTTCTTGATTTTGAGCATCAGTAGCAACAACTGTAAATGAGTAAATTGTTTCTTCTACCAATCCAGTTACAGTTCCAGAAATTAATCCACCAGAAGATAATGTTAATCCAGTAGGTAATGTGCTTCCTGCTTGTAATGCGAATACTGTTGCTTCAGTAGCAATTAATTGTATTGAGATAGCATCATCAACATTTCCAGAAAGACTAGAAGAAGTTTGCCATCCTGGAGATGCAGAGAATGTAACTCCGTTGACACGGATTCCAACACCACCATCGCTATTGATCAAATAAACAATATAAGTTCCAGCAGCAGTAGCTGGTAACTGTGCTCTTACTGTGGTTGAATTAACAAATGTCGTTGATGTAGCAGGCACATTATTAATAATAACTTGACAACCAGAAGCAAATCCAGATCCAGTTAATAGTATGTAACCACCTGCTGTATCTACAGCGGTATCATCCAAAACTGTGCCACCACTATTGGTAACTTGTATGTTGGATATTATAAACTGCCATTAACAGAATATGTATCTCTTACTTGTGTAACACCGTCAATAACTACTGATGTTTGATTTTTTGAAGATGGTGTAGTAGATAATGTAAATGCTGTCTGAGCACCGTTTGCAGTAAAAATATCTGATGTAAATGATGCTACTCCTGGTTGTAATGTCCAAGAAATAATAACAACTTCATCATTTGCATCTGACACTTCTTCTAAAATAACTGTTGTTGCATTTGTTGCTGTAAAATCTGCCGGCAGTATTTTAATACCATTGATATACACATCAACATAACCAACAGTATAACCAGATGATGTGGTAAATGTAACTTGATTTGCAGAAGCAGTATAGACATCAACAACTCTAGATCCAATACCTTGATTTGTTGATTGTCCTTCTACCCAATTAGAATTATAGTAAACGAATAATTTACCATTTGTTGTATTGTACCACATATCACCAGAAGAAGGTGAAACGGGTGCAGTATTTGAAGTTGTAACAGAAGAACCACCACCCAATTCAACTAATGGATCTATTTTTTCTTGTGTAATTGCACTATTAGCAATTAAATTAGTTTTTATTTGAGTGAATGCCATTTTTTTTTCTAATTATAAGATATATTAAAACTTAAACTTATTCTTTCTTCTTTTGCAGGTAATGTTCTTAATGGAGTATTTTCTTTTAACTTTGATAAACCAGTAATGCTGATTGGCATTAACTTATTTCCTCATAAGAAATCGTAGCATTAAACATATTATTTGTATTTGAAAATACTCTAATCGTATCGCCTTCTTCCAAATAAATTAGTTTATTAACAAAATCAACTGTAGACGCAGCTGGTACGTTAGTATTGGCCATTATGGGATAAGATATATTACTTCTAAACAAATCTAATGTAACATTACCTGAATTTGCAGTATTCATATTAGCAATATAAAGTGCGCTAACTTTAATAATTTTTCCAGAATTTGCAGAGTTGGTAACTAAAGTGGAAAAAGTATTGTTTACAAGCAATACTGATGTTTTTCCAAACATTATTGAAGTGTTTACTATATTTGGGTTAGCCATTTTAGTTCCTTATCCTAGTATCATTGTCAAAGCAATAGTTTTGCCAATAGATGGAGATGATCCGGTAGTTGCAGATGATACACCAACAGATAATTCTGAAATTGCTGGTGAATCAAATACTGTCACTTCAAAGTTATAACCATTGTAAGGAGCAGTTGAAAAAGTTAAAGTATTTCCTACAACAGAATAAGTATTTTTAAATTGTACAACACCTTCTAGCGCAACAATAATTTGATTTTCATTATTTGGTGTTTTTGGTAAATTATAATTTACTGTAGTTCCATCTCCAGTAAAACTATATGTGTCTAGATTTACACCACCAGAAACAGCTTTAGTGTATGCAGAATTGGCAACGTTTCTAGCATATTGATCTATATTTGGAGTTGCAATTTTTGTCCATGTTCTTAATGAAGAAGAATAGACATATCGAACACCATTTATAATAGCTACTTGAGTGTTAACTGGTGATGATGGAAAAGACATAGTTTTTTATTAAGCTGGTGTCTCTACTTGTGTCCAACTTGTTGTTTCTTCATTCCAGGTATATCTTTCTCCATCATCTGGATATGGTGTTGGTGGTTCCCACAGGCAAGATGTTTCATTTAAATTCCAAGAATTAAACGGTTTTGGTGGAATAAATGCATCACGCTCTCTATCATAAGTGTAACCAATACCAGCATAATTTTTTCTTAATGCTTTTGTTTGGTCTTCCGATGGAGTATTCGTGTTTGGATTATAGTGAACACCACCTCTGGTATTATAAGATGTTTGAATCCATTCACCAGGTGATGTATCAACAAATGTATTAAAAAATTCTGGCTCAGCAACAATAACTTGTATTACTGTTCCTCCAGATACTTTTGCAAAGTGTGCCATTTTATAAAATCTCCTTAAAAAATATCAACAATAAACTATTTATTCAGGTTCCAAATAACCATATCTATCCAGTAAATACGCCAGATGTTGTAAAGGTATGATACGTGTAACCATCAACTGATGTTATTGTGCCACCAGAACCACGTTGTGGACCAGCATATCTTATAATAAAGATACCAGAACCACCTGCTGTTCCTGGACTATTACCTGCACCACTTGCGGAAGTTGATCCGCCATTACCAGTATTTACTGCACCGGCAGCAACGGCATCCCCAGGTCCACCCGTACAATATGTGTTTCCATTTAACCAGGTTATTCCTACACCACCTGTTCCCACGCCACCAACTCCTCCAGCACCACCTCCACCACCTCCTATACTAGCGTTTGGTACGCCACCAGGACCGCCATTATGTCCATGTCCATATCCAACGTTAGATTCCTGTGTAGAAGCTCCGCCTGAGGTACCATTGTTTTGCCATCCACCTCCGCCTCCACCAGAACCACCAGGGTTACCAGTAGCAGTTCCAGTTCCTCCTACACCACCAGCATATGCAGTTAGTGTATAATTAGCGTGTGCTAAAGTTGAATTGCTGCCTCCACCACCAATAGTTGCTGTATACGTTTCTCCAGGTAATACATTAAATTGATTATTAATTGTATAAACTAATGCTCCAGCTCCACCGCCGCCACCTTTATTACCACCTGCACTATTTGTGCCTCCACTACCTCCACCACCTGCTAAAAGTATATCTGCATCATATCCATATTTTTGTTTGATAATTAGAATGCCTGAACCACCATTAGCAGATGATCCCCCACCACCGCCACCAGTTTTAGCAATACCAGCTGTTGATCCAGAACCTCCACCACCTACGGCATTAGTAGTTGCATCAGCACTACCGCCACCACCACCATAATATCCTCTGGTTCCTGTTAGAGTATTATTTGCATTAGTTCCTCGAATTTCCCATCCAGTCATTAATCTACCAGCACCAGGAGCACCTGCAGTTGTCCAGTTTCCACCAGCAGTGTTTGCACCTCCACCACCACCTTTTGTGGTTGCACCACCATCATAACCATTGCCACCAGCATTACCATATCCACCAGTCACACTTCCTGGTTGAGTTGCAGAACCGCCAGCTGATTGATTTGACGATGATGTTCCAGCACCACCACCAGAACCACCTGAAGATCCAGCTGCTCCACCATTACCACCCTTACCACCGCCATAACCTATCCATTCAACTGGTAATGCATTTTTTGTAATTTTGGTATTACCACCACTAGAATTAACACCACCAGCACCTACATTTATTTCTTTTATTGTATTACCGCCTAATACTGCTGTTGCTGTAGCACCTGTTCCACTACCACCAGTAAATGATATAAGTGGGGCGGAAGTATATCCAGAGCCATTATTTGTAACAGAAATTGAGGTGATTGCTCCACCAGAAATTGTCGCTGTTGCAGTTGCTGCTATTGTTGGAATATTTCCCGTAACAGGAGTAATAACTACTGTTGGTGCCGATACATATCCAGTACCACCAGAAATAATTGATATCTGCGATACTTTCCGATAGTATACACTAGATGTTGAATTTAATATTGTATTAAGTTTTTCGGCGACACCACCTGCACCACCTCCACCACCTGGAGATCCTCCAGAACCACCACCGCCAACCAATAAAATATCATAATTGCCAAAGTGTGGTGGATCAAATCTATGTAATACTCCTGGATTTTCAAATATCCAGTAGCGATTGATGGCGGTACTACCTTCGATAACAGCAGTTTCATAACGAGCAGCATTAGCGAACAAAGTAAATGTTCTTGAAGTAGTGACCCCTACGTTATTGGTTACATTGACAACAAACGAAGTTGAGAAAGAATCGCCAGAAAATACTGTTAGTGTTCCACTTATTAAACCACTTACCGTGTTCAATGTTAAACCAGCAGGCAGTGTGCTAGCACCAGCCAACGCAAATGCAGTCCCACCAACTGCTTGCAACTGGATAGAAACTGGAATATCCATTGCTATATCTGGTAACGAATTATTTGTAACCCAAGTAGCAGCAGGATAATAGATAACTGCATTAGTTAATGATACAGTAAATCCTAATAGATCAGTTAAAGTTATTCCATAAGAACCATATGATTTTGGTGGCACTCTAACAATAACCTCAGTTGGACTATTATAAACTGTACTTAATGCTGCTGTTCCACCGATGGTTGCTGATATACCAGAACTAAACCCAGTTCCTGTAATTTTAACATATCCGCCACCAACTTCAGCAAAACCTGCGTATCCAAGTGGTGTACCAGAAACATCTGTAACTACAACGGAAACGATAGAAAGACCACCTGTTCCCTGAGCTGTTCCACCTATTGTAGCATAAGCATAAATTTCGATTACATCATTAGCGGTGGCACCTGTCGCCAACACGATGTTAACGCCATTTGTTGCGGTATATTGGTTTGTTGGAACACGAACATTGTTTTTATAAACATCAACATAACTGTAATTTGTTGATGGTGTAAATGTAGTTTGATTGGCAGTAGCGGTAAATGTCTCTACTGTCCTTATTGTGGTTGACCCACCAACCCTATTCCAAACACTATTCTCATAGACATTTAAAGAGCTATCTGTAGTTTTATACCACAGATCTCCGGTGCTTGGAGTAGAGGGAGCATTTGCAGATGTAGTGACCGATGCGCCGCCACCACCTCCAGTTATTGCAATCGTAGTAAGATTGGAAGAATAAGTTGCCAAATCAGCAAGTAATGAAATATTAGTAGACATATTTACACTATAATTATTTTAGAAAAAGTTATGCGATTGTTGTCCAACTTGTGCCTTTCCATACTTCTAATGTGCTATTAGCTGTATTCCAAATAATTGTTCCATTAGCAACACCAGATGGTCGACCACTAAAAGATAAAACTGTATTATAAGATGTTGTAAAAAAATTAATTACTGTAACAATATCATTTGCTTTGCAAGGATTATTTAATAATATTGTTGTACCATTGTTTGCTACATAATCAAATGTCGATAATCTTAAACCATTTCTAAGAACATCCATATTATCAACACTATAATTTACCGAAAATGTATTTTGATTTGCGGTAGCTACAAATTCTACAATCGATCTATAAGATGGTAGTGATTCTGTTGTTGCTGAACTAGAAATATCTATCCAATAATTTTCACTGCCATCATTAGTATAACGATACATAACATCCGTATCTGTTTTGTACCATATATCACCAACTATTGGATTTGTTGGAGCATTTATAGACGATGTTGATCTTACGCCACCACCAACAACATTACCAGTAACAATTAAAGTATTGTTGGATGTATAATAGTTTAAATTTGCATTATTGGCAATGTAACCTGCCGTGTTTACAGTTAATACATTATTGGCTGAAAAACCACCAAGAGATACTACGCCTCCTTCAGAAGATCCTACAGAAACAGTTACTTTTTTCCAAGCTCTTTTTGATGACGAATAGGTATATCGTATACCATTTACGATAGCTATTTCATTATTTGAAGGAGATAAAGGAAAAGACATTTGTTTTTTATTTAATTAAAATATTTATTAAGCTGTAAATGTGCCTGAAGATGTAAACACATGATAAGTAAATCCTCCACTCGAACTAATAGTTCCACCTGTTCCTCTTGCATTACCAGAGTAACGAACAATTACTGTGCCTGATCCACCTTGTGCTGCAATTGTTGGCGCCGACCAAGAACAACCGCCACCACCACCGCCAGTTCCAGCTCCACCATTACCGCCTCTTAGGTTTCCTCCAGCAGCTCCGTTTGAACCGTTATTTCTGGCGGATCCACCACCGGTGCCGCCAGTTCCAGAAGATACTGAACCGCCGCCGCCACCACCAAGGCCGCCATTGCCGCCTGTTGAGGAATCGTGTCCTCCAGCACCACCACCGCCAGAATAGTAATATCCATCTAACCACAAATAACCTTCGCCGCCATGACCACCAGAAGCTGCCGTAGATCCAGCTGTTCCTGCTCCACCTCCACCTCCACCAATTCGTTGTGAACCTGGTGTTCCAGCAACACCTGTTCCTCCAGCGTTGCCTTGTCCAGCAGTTCCGGAACCACCAACAGCACCATTATCTGCACCACCTCCACCTGAACCACCAGATAAACCAGCATTTGAAGTGGTATTAAGAACATGATTACCGCCGCCACCGCCACCTAAAGCGGTTGTTAAGAAAGCAGTTGTGTTCGAACCATTGGTTGCTCTTGTTGCACTTGTTCCTGAATTTCCACCAGCACCAATAACAAAAGTATAAGTGTCATTTGGAAAAACTGTAGAAGATCCAGTAATTAATCCTCCTGCTCCACCACCTCCTCCAATGGGACCACCACCTCCGCCGCCAGCAACAATTAAATATTGAATGGTATAATTTTGTGAAGCAAGAGTTGCCCATGCAATTCCTGTATAAGTTTCTAATACATTATTTGCTGAATTCCAAAGTATTGTTCCGTTTGCTATTCCAGAAGGTCTTGTATTTGCCGTCAATACAACATTTAATGATGTGGTATAGAAATTAATTATTGTTACTACATCATTTGCATTACATGGTGTGTCTAATATTATTGAAGTACCATTATTTGCAACATAATCGGTAGAAGGTAATCTTAAACCATTTCTAAGAACATCAACACTATTAACATTATAAACTGTAGAGAATGAATTTTGATTTGCAGTAGCTACAAATTCTGCAATTGAACGGTGTGCAGGTGAAGAACCTGAAAATTCTGGACCAGAAACATCTATCCAATAACTGCTACCACCATCATTTGTGTAACGATAGATAACATCTGTACCAGTTTCATACCATATATCACCAATAACTGGATTATCAGGAGGATTCTCTGAGGTTGTTGATCTTATACCACCACCAACAACATTGCCTGTAACAACTAAAGTATTATTTGAATTGTAGAAATTTAAATTGGCTGTGTTTGAAATATATCCGGCAGAATTTACAGTTAATACATTATTGGCTGCAAAACCACCTAAAGATGTTATTCCACCACCTGTATTGGCTTTATCGAAAGCTGCTTGTATTCTTGTATTTTGAGTGATGTTAACATTTTTAATTATATTAACTTCATCTTGTATTGCAATACCTGTGGCTAATGCAAGATTAGCTTGAGTAAATGCTGCTTGTGAATGTCCTTCAACAAAAGTAATTCTGGTATTTTGAGCAGTATTAACACCTTGAAGTATGACTGTATTTGATGCCGCAGTATTGGCTGTATCTCTAGCAACTTGATCTGGTGATGCGGCCGCAGCAGAATTTGCCTGATTATAAGCTGCCTGTGCAAAAGAATCTACAGATGTGATTCTTGTATTTTGCCAAACATCAACACCTTGTGTATAGATTGTATTTGAAGATGCAGTATTAGCTTGATCAAAGGCAGCTTGAATTTTTGTATTCTGTGATGCAACTACACCTTGTGTGTAGATTGAATTTGCACTTGCTGTTGCTGCCAGAATTCTTGCAACATTATCTATTGATCCAGAAATAGTTGTGCCTATCCTAGTCCAAGTTCCTTCCGAACTTGAATATTCATATAGAATTCCATTTAGTGTGGCCTGTTGGCCATTAGTAGGTGAACTTGGAAAAGACATTTATTTTTTTATTCTGATGTTACAACTTCTGACCAACTGGTCGTTTCTTCATTCCATCTATAATATTTTCCATCATTTTCGGCAACAATAACTTGTGTTACTGTACCACTTGTAACTTTCGCAAAATGAGCCATCTTTACAATCTCCTTGTATAATATAGTATTTATTCAGATCCCAAATAGCCAATTGGGCGTACAAAAACACTTGTATTTGCAGCAGTATTTGCAAACACAAAAGAATCTCCTAGTAAAAGTCTTACTGCACCTGTTCCGCCAACTTGATTAGATTCGATGATATTCGCTCCATATCCAAAAGTAACATTATATGGACTTGGTATATTAGCTACACTACCATCTTTTACTCCACCTGAATCTCCAGTATTTGATATACCATATAAAGCAACGCCACCACCAGTTGAATAATATATTCCTGATGATCCAGCACCACCAGTAGGGCCAGCACCACCATAAGTTCCTCCATCACCATTATAACCTCCGGCGCCACCGTAACCATATTGTCCTGATCCTCCTCCTCCGTTGCCGCCGCTTGTTATAGCACCAACAGGCATAACTCCAGTTAAAGCTCGGCCTCCAAGCATATTTGATGAACCGCCTCCAGCTTCAATAATTCTTTGGCCATTTATGTAAATACTAGAGTTACTATTTGCATATACACCAGGAGTATTTTGTGAAACACCGGCTCTTAATGTTATAATATCACCTTGATTTACTGGATAATTTGAAACCCATTTCAATGCTCCTCCACCTCCATATTGATGTGGTGGACCAACAGTAACACCTGTACCACCAGCACCAACACAAACTCCATGTAGATATCTTATGCCATATGGAACAACTACTGTAACATTACCGCTAGCAGTATTTCCTACAACAATTTTTTCATAGGATTGTATGTAATCTACCGCACCATTTGCAAATGCCGGTGTATATTTTAAAACTATTCCTGAATTTGCATCAGGATAATTTGCATTTGGTAAAGATACATACACTTCACCCGTTGTGACATCTTGGATAAGACTTGGATCTTGGCCAGCAATTGATTCTACTGCTTGGTTTGGTAATAAATGAGGAGTTATCCAATAACTATTTGCAGTACTTACAAAAGAAGTATTTGATGTTGAAGAAATATCTCCATTTTCTCCTCTGATAACAACAAATGATGGTAAACCTGTATGTGATTCTGCTCTAATAGATCCAAAAGCAACATTTGAATACCCACTAGCAGGAGGAAATGCAGAAAAATAATTTAAAGATCCTGGTGTTGAAATACTACTACTTAATATTTTACCACCATAAGAATCATATTGTTTTAAAGTCCATGTACCTGAAAAATTATCATATTTTAACATCTCTAATGTACTAAGTGATGAGTTGGATCTTTGATAAAGTCCATAAAAAATATCTTCTTCATCTTCATGACAAGAAACTTGAACTGATATTGTTGTAGAATTTCCTGTTACAGGTGAACGATCAAATGTTTTTGTCCAACTTGTTCCATTTGTTGTTGGATTACTGTTAGTTAATATTATAATTCTACCACCATCAGTTACCGATGGTGTAGTTGTATCATTCTCATTTGAATATAACGCAATGTGTTTTCCTGTATTAGATATCTTTGCACCTTTAAAATGCAATGATCCACCGCTTGCAACACCACTAGCATTGGTTGAACTACCTATATTGCCACTACTCAATGTTGATACGTGAGACCAAGTATTTGCATTTGTATTCGCTCTTCTGTAGATAGAAACGGCAGAAGAATTTCCAATAAGCATAATTAAACCGTCATTACTTACAGACATTGGACAAGATTCATTTAATACAGTACTATATGCTTCATATGTGTATGTTGATTGTGGTACATACATATACTGTGTTTGTGACCAATCATTATTTGCACTATTTTTTTGAAAAACCAAAAAAGATTTTCCATAATATATAGCACCAGATCCATCAGAATATTGGCCAATCAAATAATTTACTGAAGATATTAATGTATTATAGGAAAGCATTATTCCACCTATACCTAATCCCCAATAAATACCACGTTGATATCCTCCCACGGGCGTGCCCGGACCAATAACTGGCCATACGCTAACACCAGAAGGAAGACCAATTTTATATAAAAAAGTTGGATTTCCATAATCTGATGTTTCATATATGTAAATAGATGTATTTGGAGCTACAGTAACGCCATAAGTATAATTAGCAACTGATACAAAAGAATTTGCGTGTTGAGATAAACCTGTTATTGCTAATTTTCCATTGTGTGCAGTAATTCTTCTTCCAAATTGTGCATTTGCTTGAGAACCGCTTATAAAAGGCACAGTTGATTGTCCTGTCAGTCTAAAACCAACCGCATAATCTAAAAGAACAAAACTTAATCTTATTGTTGTTCTTGCAATTGATATATTAGATCCGTCTGATGCAGTAAATGTAACAACAAATACACCAGCATTGTTTGCTTCTGTTGATGGTGTAATTGTAAATACATTATTAAGTTGTGATATTGTTGCTGTGTTTGCTAATGAACCACCGGTGACTGCGTAACTCCATATAACATTTGAACCTTCTGGATCAACAGCAGTTAGAGTAATGACTGTTGGTGTTCCATCTGTCGATAAACGATAAGAAGAATTTGGTCCTATTGTTATTGCTGGTGCACCAGTTGGTGTTGTAGCAGTAGATATTAGATACCAAACTGTACCATTCCAAATATAAACGCTACTTGTATCTGTTGCAAAAGCTTGTTGGCCTACATTAGCAGATGCAGGAAAAGAAGAAACATTAGAGTACAAAGACATTCCAACACCAATTTCATTGCTGGTACCTGCAATTGCACCCCAATCAGTTGTAAATCCTTCAAAACCAGAAGTTTGTGTATTGTAACGAAAATAATTAGGTACACCTGTTGGTCGTTGTGCAGTATTTCCACTAGGTACACTAATAGAAGAATTTGCTTTAATTAAATCTGCCAAATCTCTTGCTCGACTAACCATAGTTTTTCTCTTTTATTGTGTTAAAAATGTTAATGTTGGTGCAGTAAAGTTTGCAGTATATCTAGCAAATCTAGTGATACGGAGATCATCAATATAACCATTGGTGTCTGCTGTAACAGATCCATTGTAAAATTCTGCGCCAATATAACAAGCACCGCTAAATGTAGATGAAGAAGACCATGTGCTACCAGAGGCTGTACCGTTTACATATAGTGTTACAGTAGATCCAGATCTTACTACAGCAATATGAATCCAAGTTTGTCTTGTAGCAGCTGCTCCTGTTATTCTTATTGCGCCACTACTATATACTGTCCAATTACCTCCTGATACATATATTTCAATACCAGAAGCACCAACAGAATCTCCTAAAGTACAAAGTCTGTAATTACCAGTAGCATTCAAATAAGCCCACCCTTCAATAGTAAAATCTCCTGATAATGTAAAAATATCTAAAGCTCGACTAAAAATATAATCTCCAGAACCATCAAATGTTAATGAACCTGTGCCAAATTTTTTAGTGGAATTTAAACTAACATTACCAACAGTTTCCATAACATTGCGAGAAGTTATATCAACTATTCCCATAGTGTTCATATTAGATAGATAATTAATACCAGAGTCATTTGGAAATGTTTGAAGTGCTGGGGTGAAGTCAGCAGTGTATTTTGCAACACCAGTTTGTATTTTAACTGATGAAATATATCCTGTGTAATAACCACTTAATGCTCCATCATATGGACCACCAACAGCGACTTTAAATGTTCTTGGTTGTAATGATGATTGTTGAACTCTATATGTGTCCAAACTTTGTGCTAATGTTATTGGAGTTACAGAAGAAAGTCCATTGACAAAAATTCTAAGCGTATTGCTTGAATCTCTTGTTATTGCTATGTGACTCCATTCATTAATTTTTATTGGATTAGATGTAGCAGTTGTTCCACCATGGGAATTCCATACACCAGTAGAGTAACTAAATCCTATAAAACCACTGGTGTTGATGTTTAAAAACCAACCTCCATTGTCTCCAGTTTGCCAATAAAATCTTGACATTATATTGGTGTTTAATGATAGAGGATATATCCACAGTTCTATAGTAAAAGGTCCAGTTGTTATTAATCCACTATCTGTACTATTTGTCTGTAAGTAATCTGATCCATCAAAGTATGCAGATCCACCATGTGTTGCCAAAGAATATACATCGGTTGGCTTAAATGGAGAAAAATTAACAACTTTAGTATCACCGTTTCTAGTAATAGTAAAATTATTACTAGAATAATCTTTAAATCTATTAGATTGGCACATCAACAAAGATGTATTTGCAATCGCTGTTAATTCAGAAGTTGGTGGAGTAAATGCAGATGTATAAACAGCAGTTCCATTTACAACACGTAAATTACTAATATACCCAGTAAAAGGAAGATCTGCACTGCTTCTATTACCAAGCATTAAATCTGCGACGTTCGGAAAAGTAGTAGACTGTGTATTTGAAGCTCTCTCAACCCCATCGATGTATATCTTTAGAGTTCCAGAGTTTTTAACTATTGCAATATGATGCCATCTGTTAACTGAAGTTGAATTAGCTGGCGTGCTTAATTGCGGGAATCCTGCATGACCTTGACCACCAACCACAAAATTTGTATTATTTAATGAGAAAACTGATCCGTTACTATTTCCACTTGCGTCAGTAGACATAATCAGACTATATGCTGCGGCAGAAGTAGCTGTTTTAAATGCCCAAAATTCTATTGTCCAAGCACTGGCAGCGCTTAAATCTGTTAGAACTGTTCTAGATAAGGTTAATGTATCTCCAGATCCATCAAAGAAATTACTCCATCTTGCTGGACTAAACGGAGAAAATGATCCCATTGAAGGATTACCATTTCGTGTTACATTATTTCTTAACGCAGATTCATCAATAAATGTATGGTTATTAATTGATTGAAAATTTTGTAATGTTAACACCGCAGTATTTGCAACGGCTGTTAATTGAGATGTGGGAGGAGTAAAATTTGATGTGTAAAGAGAAGTACCTCTAACATATCTAAAATTAGACATATAACCTGCTACTGGTTCTCCTCCGTTGCTTTGTGCTCCAAGCATTAAAGGATTAGCCTGATCAACTAAAGACACACCTGCACTTGATAATGTTATAGTTGTTCCTAGAACACCATTTAAAAATCCTCTTACAGTTTGTCCAGATCTTGTTATTGCAACGTGATTCCATGCGTTCAATGTCATTGTACCACATGAATAATTACTATTTACGCCATGTACATCCCAAGCTGATCCAGTATAACTTAAAAAGATATAAAATCCAAGATTGCGTTGAGCAAAGTAAAAGGCACCATAACCTGTTCCATTTTTACTAAACCACGCATAATATGTATTACTTGCATTAGATGTTGGATATATCCATGCCTCTATTGTCCAATCTAGATTGCTAGGTTCTAAAGCAGCATTGTCCGCAATAGTTATATAATCACCAGAACCATCAAAGAAACCTGATCCTGTTGTAGTATCTGTTTCTGTAAAAGGACCAAATGTTAAAACTTTAACATCACCGTTTTTAGTTATAGTAAAAGCATTAGTAGAATTGTCAATCAAACGATTTGATTGACAGGTCAGCAACGAGGTGTTAGTTATGTTGGTTAACGGTGCCGTGGGTGGCAAAAATATGGTTGCGCCAACAGTTGTGCTTGATGTTTGGTACGCGGCTGGAACCGAACCCTTTACCGACCGAAGGTTTGAAATGTTTCCATTCCAAAAATATACGTTTCCGTAACTAGCACCTACTCTATTTGTTGTGCTTGAAAGATTTGAAGATGATGTGAAAGTACCACCCAATACGCCATTAACAAACAACCTAAACACTCCACTCTGTCTTGTAGCACAAACGTGAAACCAAGTGTTTTTAGTGCAAACAATACTTGTCATTAAGTTTTGGACGTCTTGTCCCAAGTAAAAATAACCGTTTGTGATGTTTATAGAGATATTAAATCCATCTGTGAATGGAGAACTTCCACTACGACTATCAAAAATAAATGAGTAATCAGAGAATGTGCCTGTGTAATACACCCATGCTTCTACACAAACATCACCTGTTCCTGCATTAGTTACGCCACCAGTGGTAATAAGATAATCTCCCGTACCATCAAAATAATTACTCCAATTTGTATCGTATGGACTAAAGGTGTGAGGTTTGGTATCACCACTAATAGTTGCAGAAAAACCATTTGGAGATACATCTGTAACAAAACTATTACTATCTCCATTAATTGCTAATACTGTTCTGTTGAAGTATTCATCTGTAGAAGTTACAGTTAATGTAATTAGAAACTGAAAAGATTGTAATTGTGCATCAGAAATAATAACTGTAAATTGATAAATTCCGTCTACGGTTGAACCAGATATTAATCCTGAAGAAGATAAAGATAATCCGGCAGGTAATGTACTACCAGATTGCAATTCATAAGTCAATGGTGCGTCACCTGTTCCAACAAGTTGAACAGAAACCGTTAATGGTGTTGTTGTGACATAAGATGTTTGAGTAAAATCTGGAGTACCACTTACTAATAAACCTGGTGCCCAAATTGCACCTGAATTATCAGGATTAAAAACAAATATGTTTGTGTTACCAAGTCCAGATGCAGTTGGTAATGCAACACGAAGCTCTGTTGAGTTTACATATGTTACATTTGCCGAAACAACTTTTGAACCAGAAACAAATACATTTGCAGAAGAATTAAAACCTGTTCCAACAATCTTTATATATGAATTAGTTGTTGCTACAGCAGTATCATCTAAATTATTAAAATTACTATCAGTAACAATAATTGATGTAATTGCTACAGAGCCAGCACCAATACCTCCACCACCTGTTCTGCTATTGGTGAATGTAAAATTGGAAACACGATTCTGGCTTGCTGTTTTTAATGACATTAATTAATCTCACTACCAAACGCACTAAAACTAATATTATTTGAAGATGAATTACAGGTTAAAACATCTGAGTTTGCAAGTGTTATACCAAGAGTCATAGCAACCATATCATTTGCTGGTACAGTTGTATTGTATGCAATGTAGTGTTTGTTAGCTAATGTTTCTCCGCTTGGCCTAACTGCCACACTAAAGGCACCAGATGAACTTGAAAGATTGCATATGGTTACTGTACTGACCACGGCTGAAGTTGCACTAGGTACAGTATATATTGTGTTAGCCACATTAGCAGTTGGATTTATTTGTCCTAAAACTTTGTATGAAATTCCCATTTGTTATCCTTTAAGCACCCATCAACAAAAATGAACTTAATATATTTATAGGTGATGACCAAGCAACTAATTGTATAGTAGCATATGCAGTTGCTGGTGATGTTAATACTACCGTTAAACCGTCAGAAGCAGTATAGTCGCTATCTTTAATTAATTTAACACCGTTGTAGTAAACATCTAAAGCATTTACATCATAACCTTGGCTAGTTGTAAATGTAGTCTGATTTGCAGTTGCAATAAATGTGTCTGTTACCTTTATACCACCTGCACTAATTATACCAGTATCTAATCTTACAGAAGATCCTGTAATGTCTAACCAGTATGCATTTGTACCATCCGATGTATAACGATACATAACATCTGTGGTTGTTTTATACCATATATCACCAACAACAGGATTCAATGGTGCAGTAGCAGAACTGGTTGATCTGATGCCTCCACCAACAACATTACCCGTAACTACTAGTGTATTATTAGATGTATAATAATTTAGATTGGCATTGTTGGCAATATATCCAGCAGAATTAACCGTCAGTACATTATTAGGTGCAAAACCACCAAGAGATACTACACCACCTCCACCACCAGTATTTGCTTGATTAAATGCAGCTTGAGTATAAGCTAATACATCATAACCATTAATGAAAACAGAATTACTAATTAAATTAGCTTTTAATGTTGAAATTCTAAGTGATGCATGATTTGGATCTAATAGATTAGTACCTTGAATTTCTGGCGTATAATTATCTAACAAATACCAAGTATTTGTAGAAACATCTTTAATGAGACCGGTATGTTTAAGAGTATCACTTTCTATATAATGTGCAACAAAACCAATATCGAGTGCATTACCTGTGTTATTGTTTGCAAGAAGAATAATAGGATCATTGATAACAACATTATTTGAAGTATAAGTTGTTGTGTTTCCAGAAACAAATAAATTTCCTGTAACTGTTAAGTCACCTGAGATTGTACCACCAGAAGAATTTAATTTTGTATTGGCAGTATTGAATGAAGCTTGTGCAAGAACATTTGCAGAATTGGCCTGAGCATATGCACCAAAGGAATAATTATTAATTGCATCTAATCTGGTATTCTGAGTGTTATCGACACCTTGAATTATGATTGTGTTGGACGATGCTGAGTTTGCTGTATTTCTGGCATATTGATCAACAGAAGAACCTACATTAATATTATTTGCAGCATTAAAAGCAGCTTGCGCTAATGAATTTGCAGAGTTGGCTTTGTCATAAGCATTTTGAGCAAGCGTTGCAGTTGGAGACCAAACAGATAAAGCATCGGATGCAACCGCATATGCCAAATTTGCCTGAGCATATGAACTATTAGCGTAAGAATTTATGGCTATAATTCTGGTATTTTGCCAAGTATCTACACCTTGAGTATAAATTGTGTTTGCACTTGCTGAGTTGGCTGTTAATCTAGCAACGTTGTCAATTGCATATTCACCACCAGTATTTGCTTTATTAAATGCGGCTTGTGCTAGTACATTAGCAGAGTTTGCTTTATCAAATGATGCCTGAATATAGGTATTTTGTGTTATATTGACTTCTGCTAATTTTGATGCCAATATATCAGCGGCTTCTGCCATGTTGTAAGCAGAATTGGCTTTATCAAATATTGTTTTACCATTAAATGTGATGCTCTTATATGGTGTATCAGACGGATTGGTTGTTATTACAATACCATTTGCACCATTGATACGGATAATATCATCACCAACCGCATTAAGATCACCTTGACCAACAACATTCCATGTTGAGAATGTACTGCCTAAAGAAATCTTTACATTACCTTCTCCCATATCATAGACATGGAAACCAGTAAATGTATCAAATGCAATTGTAGAAACATTAGAAACAATATTACTATAAACATTTGAACTGTCTATAGAAGCAACTTTGAGCATTGGACTGGCATTATTTGCCTTATCAAATGCAGCTTGTATTCTGGTGTTTTGTGTGGTGTCTACACCTTGTATTACGGCAATATCAGCTGCATTTGTATTTGCTTTATTGAAAGCAGATTGTGCCAAATTGTTTGCAGCATTGGCCTGTGTATAAGCACCGCCTGCATATGAATCTACTGCTGTAATCCTAGTATTCTGTGTCGCATCTACACCTTGAGTGTAAACGGTATTTGAAGAAGCAGAGTTGGCTGTATCTCTAGAGTACTGATCTATTGCATTATTGGCTTTATTAAATGCAGACTGTGCTAAATTATTCGCTGCAATTGCTTGAGTGTATGCACCATCAGCATATGAATCTACTGCTGCAATTCTGGTATTTTGCCATGTATCAACACCTTGAGTATAGATGGTGTTAGATGTTAGAGAATTTAATTTATCGGTTAAATCGATACCATTTACAATGACAGATGTTGCAATTAAATTGCCTTTAAAATAATCTGCTTGAATATTTGCACGACTAAAACTACTGTCGTTCAAATCAATTAAAGAATTAGAAGTTACACCTGGTGTGTAACCATCAAAAAATAAAAATTCTTTTAAATTTGGATCTCTAAATAATCCTGCTTTACGAACTGTACCATCATTATATGTTCCAACAAAACCAAAATCTATAGCATCACTTAATGTATTGTTGTTTGCAAGAAGTAATAGTGATGCATCGATGTCTATACTTGCTGTATTTAAAGTTACTTCGGTACCAAGAACTGTTAAATTTCCTGTTACAGTCAAATTTTCCGTTATTGAAACATCACCGTTAATGGTGCCACCATTGTTAACAAAATTATTGCCTACATTCGCCGCAGCAAAAGCAGCATTTAATCTTGTTGTTGTGGAAGATATTATATTGTTTTGATATGCATCTACGCCTTGTGTATAAACAGTATTAGCCGATGCTGTATTTGCAACAATTGTTGTTTGCTAAAAATATTATTGGATTATCAATCTGTAAGCTGTTGGTATTTGTATATGTGGTGTTGCCTTCAATTATAAAATCATCACCTACAGTTAAACTACCAGTTATATTAACATTACCTGTAACTGTACCACCAGAACTTACAAATGTATTGCCAACATTGGCTGCAGCAAATGCCGCATTGATTCTTGTATTTTGTGCCGCATCAACACCTTGTGTATAAACAGTATTGGCTGCAATTGTATTTGCAATGTCTCTTACAATCTGATCTATATCATCAGAAAGAGCATTGATAGTTATTGTTTTTGATGATGAGTTTGTTGAGATGCTTACATTATTACCTGCAACAATACTTAAAGTATCCGTTGGTGAAGTTGCAAGTATTAATGTTGAGTTTGAATTGATTGTGGCAAAAGAGTCTGGTTGTATGCCAACCAGATCCAGATCAAATGATGATATTTGATTATTAGCTCTCTTAAAAAATAATTTACCGTCAGCATAGTTAAGAGCTAATTCTCCAAACTGTAGACTTGACGGTATATTTCCTGTTACGCCAGAGCTTTTTAAACGAATTTTTGTATTTGCCATTTACTAAAAACTTCCACCGTCTTTCGTATTTTCTTTATTTATAGATGATTCTTCAACAACTTCTTTTGCTTTTGGAGAATCAACTTTACGTCTTTGAGCAGGAGTTAATTGTAAATATTCAATTTTTTTATTTAATTTGGCAATAACTTCATCTTTTTCTTCAATGGTCTTTTGTGCTTTAGATAATTCAGACCTAAAAGTTTTAATATGTTCTACTTGATGTTTTGTTTTATCATATTCAGTTTCTTTATCTTTGATAGCTTCAAGTTTTTTTGTTAACTCATTAACAGCATCTTTTAAAGATTTTATTTCTTGAGTTTCAAAATTGTTTTTATTTGTTTTTAGTGTTTGAAGTTCTTCATCAAAGTTTTTTAACTGAAATTCATATGTTTCAATTACTTCTTTGCTAATTCTTTCGTTAGCTTGTAATGATATATTTCTCAACAAAGCATCATTTAAAGTACTAGCCAAAATATCAATGTAATAATTAATATACTTATCATTTTCCATAACAAACTCCTATTCATTAAACAATTATATATTAGAATGTTCCACCCTCTAATGTTGTGGACCAAACAGGAGTTCCAGAAGAATTTACGGTTAATATTTGACTTGACCAATCTTGATCAGCGCCTTCAGCTCCTGCAGCTGCTGTAACTTGTAATGCTCCTGTTCCATTTCCATATATGATACCTTTTGTAGTTGCAGATGCAAATCCTGTACCACCTTGTGGAACTGTTAAACCTGATATTGCTGAACCTGTTGCAGCAGTTAATCTACCATAAGCATCAACAGTTACAGAAGTTATTGTATTGTTTGTGGCAAGAGAACCTGTTAGTGTATAAGTTGTGTTTGCAAGAGAAGAAAATCCTTCTGCGCCAGCAATTAATATACCACCTGTAGTATAAGAAGAAGAACCGGTACCACCACGAGCATAAGGAAGAACACCAGAAATTAATTGAGAGGTGTCAATTGCAATATTTTCTACAGTTGCGGATGTAGCTCTACCATAATCATCAACTGTTAATGCCGATATTGTTCTGTTATTTCCTAAAGTTGGTCCTGTTAGTGTGAATAAAGAATTGGCTAAAGACTTTAATGCATTAGTTCCATCACCAATAACAATTTGTCCAGCTGAAAATGTATTTGTTCCTGTACCACCAGACCCTACAGGTAGTGCTGTGCTTAAAGCTAAAGAACCAGAAGAAATTGTTGTTGCAATTACATTACCTTTGAAGTAATTGGCATTGACATTTGCCTTTGCAAAAGTAGCGTGTGAAGTGTCAATTGTATTATTTGAATTTATTTCTGGATCATAGTCAGCAAATACATAATATTCTTGGTTTGTGGCACTTCTAAAGAAACCAGTATGTGAATTTACTCCTATGCCACCATGGTGAGCAATAAAGCCAATGTCTACTGTGTCAGTAGTATAATTATTGCCAGCTAAAAATATTAATGAATCTTCAAGTCTTAATGTACTTGTTTCAATTACTGTTGAGTTACCCAATACGGTTAAGTTACCAGTAACAACTAAATCTTTATCTGCGGCAATTCTTAAACTAGTATTGATTATCTGTTCGCCACCTGAAGTGTTTGCACGAACAACGGTATTATCAACACTTAATGTTACATTATCAAGACCAACATTACTTGTAATACCTTCACCACCAATTACAGTAAGTGTATCGCCGCCAGAAACTTCACTTGTTCCTGAGTCACCATTCAAAGTAAAGGATGTTGAAATTGGATTTGTTGTAACACTTGTAATACGACCATTTGCAGCAACAGTAATTGTTGGAATCGATGTGCCAGAACCAAATGTTCCTGCGGTTGTTACATTTGAAAGATTTGCAGAAAGTGCTACGGCTCCTGTACCATCAAATGATACAGCTGATGCAATAACTTCACCACCTATGGAGAAGTTTCTGCCTGTTTCTAATGCAGTTGCGGTGTTTGAATTACCATATAATCTACCATAAAATGCACCATTTGCATCTCTTTTAACTAATGTATTAAATGCATTTGCAGCTGTTGCCGTTCCAATGTCTGCTATAGAAGTACCACCAATCGCTATTGGACCACCACCGGTAGTACCAATAAACAAGGTATTTGAAGCATAGGAATACGCCAGTTCACCAGGTGATAAAGATGTGGGTGTACTAGTGACTAGTGATCGTTTTATCTGAATTCTTGTATTGGCCATTTTCTATCCTTGCATAGATTCTATGGTATTTATTAAAAAGTCCCTGCATCAATTATGCCACCATAATCTGTGGAATATAATGATCCTGCGAAAATTGCACCAGCCACACCAGCTCCACCAGCGAGTATTAAATCTCCAGAATTTGTATTTACAGATGGAAAACCACCAGCTATTCTCAATGTTCCGGTCATTGTATCACCTGGTCTTTGAACAGCATTTGTAGTCTGACTTAATGCTGTTGTTGCATCAATTAAGGCTTGTGCAGCATAACCGTATGCCACATTTGCACTATCAAAAGCTGCGGCCGCATAGTTAAAGGATGAGTTTGCAGTATTTCTTGCATACTGATCAACATTGTTTGGTAAAGTGGCATCAATTGCTTGTTGAGCTAAGGCTAATGCTTGTGAGATTCTATTATTCTGTGTACCATCAACATTAGATTGATATTGTATCTGACTATTGATATCATTAATGGTGCCTGCAAAAGACTCTACTGTAGAGATTGCAAGATTTGCTTTATTGAAAGCGGAATTAATTGCTGATTGTTGAGAATTGGCTTTATCAAAAGCTAATTGTGCCGTTACTTGTACAGTATTGGCTTTATTAAACGCAGCCTGTGCATGAGAAAATGCAGAATTAGTTCTGCTGAATACCAAATCAGTATAAGTTATTGCAGAGTTTGCTCTATCATAAGCACCATTAGCTTTTGATCTTGCGTAACTATCTGTAGAAGATATGGTAACATTAGCGGAATTAGCTTTGTCAAATGCTGCTTGAGCTAATATTGTTGCATCATTAGATTTTGAAAAACTTGCTTGAGAATAATTAGTTAGATAAGCAATGTCTGTTCGTGCAACAGTATCTATTTGATAAACACTATTTGATTTTGCATATGCAGCTTGTGCAATATTAAGTGCCGAATTTGCTGTTATACTTGTTGCATTTACTCTTGATCGAGCCCAAGGGTCAACATTATAAACAGTAACATCAACGTTTGCCAATGCACCAGAAGAAACAACAATATTATTTGCATCAACCCATCTTAATGTTCCAAAACCATCTGTCGATAGAATTTGGCCCATTTGACCAAAAGAACCATCAGCATATATTCCACCATCAATATAAAGATTATACCAATGATGTGATATGTCACCTAAATTTTGGCCTAGTACCTTTGGAGATATATCACCATCAAGTTCAATACTTCCATCAATGTTGAGCATTCCTGAACCAACATTAATATTTGGAACAAATAATGTATTTGTTGAAGAATCAAATCTTAAATTTGCAGAACTACCAAAAATACCATTATTGTTATATTGAACCCAAGTATTATTTCCTGTAATTGTTGTTACGCCATTTGCTTTATTGAAAGCGGCTTGCGCTAATGAATTTGCAGAGTTGGCTTTATTAAATGCTGATTGTGCTGAATCTGTGGCTGCATTTGCTTTATTGAAAGCAGCTGGATTATATGTGTAATTGTTTGCATAATCATATGCGGCTTGTGCTATACCTCTTATATGAAGAATTTCATCATCTTGTATAATATTTTGTGCTTGAGCTTCAAATGCTTCTGTAAGTGCAGTATTAGCTTGTCCAAAAGCTAATTGTGAATATGTTATTGTAGAGTTTGCTCTTGCGTATGCCGACTGTGAATAATTATCAATTGCTGATATTCTGGTATTCTGTGTTGTATTAACGCCAGCTTGATATGATATAGAAGAATTGGCTGTGTTTAATGCACCTTGTAAATACTGACCTTTTAAAGAAGCATCTATAGCGGTATTGTCTGCACCAAAAGCAAGAAGGAACGCATCGTTGGCACGGTCAAATACTGTAGATACTCTAGATGATACTGCATTAATATTATTGTTTTGTGTGGTATTAGTAGCAAACAATATAGAAATATTTGCATTTGCAGCATTGATCGCACCTTGCAAGTAAGAAATATTTGCAGATACATTTGTTGCATTGGCTGCATTAAATGCCAGTTGAGATATTGTTTGTGCAGTATTGGCTGCTGCATAGGCCGCATCTAATCTGTCTGATAGACCAGTTACACGGGTGTTTTGTGAAATATTTATTAATGAAACAACATCAATATTTGCATTAGCCGTATTCAATGCACCTTGTAAATAGTTTGCCAAATTGGCTGCACTATTGGCTTGATTGAAAGATGCTTGAGAAATTGAAGATGTGGAATTTGCTTTGGTGAAAGCTGCATCTAATCTGGTACTAGTTTGGCTTATCTGAGTGTTCTGCCAGTCATTTAGATTGTTTAATCTTTCTATGTTGACATTCGCACGGTCTAAACCACCTTGTAAGTACAATGTATTTGCCGATGCGGTATTAGCCTTATCAAATGCAGATGCAACAGATGGCTGAAGTGCAATAGTATTGGCTGAAGCAGAGTATGCAATCGTATTTGCAGTATTTGCTTGTGTATAAGCATTGGCTGCGGCTAGTTCTACATGACCTAGTCTGGTGTTCTGTGTTGCATCGATGCCATACAGAACAGTTATGTCTGATACTGCACCAGACACCAGAGGTTGTAATGTTACTGTGTTGGCTGATGCAGAATATGCAACTGTGTTAGCTGCATTTGCAATAGATAGTGCGGCTTGTGCGGCTACATTTGCAGATATTCCATTGGCTGCAGCCGAAGTTGCAAGAATGTTGGCTGCATTGGCCAAATCGTATGCAGAATTTGCTTTGTTGCTGGCAAAAGTAATGCTATTATTTTGAGTTGTTTGTATGCCAAAAAGATAACCTATATTGGCTTCAACTGCATCAACTTCTACTTTTAATGTTACTGTGTTAACTGAAGCTAGAGTTGCAGTATTTTGTGCATTATTGGCTGCATTGAATACTATCTGTAAATCTCTGGATATATCAGAATCAATAATCTCAACAACAGAATTGACACCATTTACAGATTTACCAATGTATAGTGTATTGGATACAAAAGAATAAGCTAACTGGCCATCTTCTAGAAAAGCTGGTGCTGTATTACTATATGAACGAAGAATCTGATCGGCCATTAGTATCTTCCAGAATCCGTGCCACTAATCTGTGACAAGAATGTTGACACAGGAATGGTTTCAAACTTACCTGTGTTTGCATTGTATACAATTACGGAATTATTGGCCAGTTGAGTTGTGTCCATATCAGTCAGAGATTTCAATGTTCTACTGCCATATGATATGGTAGATACCTTTGCCTTGGTATCTTTAACTTCTACTTTTACGGTAGATAAACTAGTTGGTGTGATTTTGACACGAATGTTTGATGACATTTTCTACCTTGTGACAGCTGGAGAAACCTCAAAGATTCCCTCCAAGATCCTAGTTGTTGTATTATTTGCACTTTCTCTAATGATAGTGTCATAAACATAACGACCAGGAGCAATATTTGCTGTCACAGTTGCAGGTAGTGTAAGTGTAATGGTACCTTCAGACACATTTATAGATGTCGAAAAGGTTGCTGTTGCGTTTGCAGAGTAATATGACTTACGAATCTGGCTATTTGCTGTATAACCAGTCAAGTCATAATTTTGATTGTAGGCGTCATCGACCGTTATTGTTATTGTAAAAGTCGAGCCTTGTTCGGCGAATAGGTTGGAGTATGCAGCTGGCATTGTTTCCTCATTAAAAAAACCTTCTGGACTATTTAGTTGCCATTAGGACGCCAGGAGTAAAATCGCTTTTTTAAGACCAGGAAAGCGTCCGGAGTTTTTTTGGGCCGGAACGAAAATTTTCGAAATTTTAGGTTTCTTGAGTTTCTATCCAGGAATGAAGATTTGCCAAATGTTCTTCATTCAAACATAATAACTGTGGAAAAACATTTAACCACAAGTAATCGACACCTGGTACGGTTGCTTTAATTGACAAAGCAGCTGGTCCTTCTCTTAGTAGATCAAAAGTACAAGTAGCACCATTTACCACATATGTTGATTTTTGAGATGCACCTAGACCATTGATAGAAATGGTATCAGAATTGTCACCTGTTGTGTTGTTTTTAATTCTTATATTTTGAATTTCTTCACAAATATTATGGTTTTCATCATAAACACCAACTTTCAAGGTAATGCGATTGTTTTCACCATATATCTTCTTCAGGTTTGTGTCATAATATGTGTGGTCAAGCAATTCTACCTGTAATTGTTTTAAATGCACAGTTCTATTGTCATTATCTAAAAAAGCCATCATTTCTTTATTGTTAATACTCATACTTAACATAGTATATTCTTCTTTTGTTAAGTTCTGAAGGTGGTATGAAGGCCATCCAGCACCATCGTTCAGTCCTTCAACAGGAACAATGAAACCAACAAAACCAGTAATATGTCTATTTTCTGGATTAACATATACAGTATAATTTTTTCTTGGATCATACTGTTGTTCAACAGCAATTTCCGTAACTTGTTCAAATTGTGACATTTTTTACCTTTTTAACCTTGGAAACAATTTAATTAATACATCATCACATAAAGTACATTCTGTACCACAAACATTTTTACAATTTTCTGTAACTTTATTAAATCCTACATCAGTCAATTCATCCGCAGAAGTGTTCATCAATATATTTGGCGGTTTAGTTGAAAATAGGTCTTTTAATTGAGCACTACTATCTTCATACATATAAGCTTTGGTCAATTTAAGCCATTTTTCAATTGGAACACCACGACCAGCAAGTTTATATATATCAACTAAATCATCAAACTTCTGTAAATTATTTGGTAGAGTAAAAGCAGTTTTTAAGTATTGCTGAGGCTTTTCCTCAAAGTAATCCGTACAACCTAACTTTTGGTGTACAATATTGATGACTTTCATATTTGATTTCTCATTGGTTTGAGCAATCATCATGTCATCTATATTCTTCCACAAACAATCCACAATACAACCTTCATTTATCAACATGGTAATTGGTATATTCAGACTATTACAATATTCTCGGATCTTTTTCAACTCATCTAAATTACGGTTAAGTGAACGATCTACAATAATACTGCGAATAGACAAAACTTCAACCAAAAACATCACATCTTTAAGTGTTCTTGGTATGTTATTAACTGAATTCTTTACTTCTAATGGTTTACCATCATTTCTCACATTCCTGAGAGCGCTCATAAAAAGATGATCTCTCATTACATAAGTGTTGTTCATGCAAACTATGTCAGGATCAACTTGTTTTATGTGAGCAAGAACTTTATCTAATTCTTCATAAAACTCATTCGAATAATAATTACCATTAATTAAATATTGTAACTTGATACCATATTTTTCTCTAAGTTCATAAAGCTCTGAATAATTTTCAGGCTTAAGTGATAAAGCTCTGGCTGAGCCAAATGCATTATCAGAGAAATATATGTCATTAATTCTTTTTGTTGGTAATTCTTCAATAACATCAATTATGCCAGGTGTGTATGGCAACGAAAACATCCTATTTTTCATAATGTACTTTCAATCAATTATGGATTATAACCTAAATTCAAATATAAGTTTCTTTTCTTGGTTGCAAGTCCAAACCAACGGGCACCAATATTTGCATTGTGGTATGTAGCAACTGCATACACATTACATTCAATATTGTAGTGACCCCAATAAGGACTTGTAAAATCTGTTGTAACTGGTGTCATATTAACATAAAATGCCATAGTTGCGCCTGTACCTTTTGTAGAACTTCCTGGTGAAGAACCGCTCAACCATGGATAATCCCAAAAGTTAATTTCGTATATTTTAAACAATGCAGAGAAAGCTTGGAAATCGTAATTGCCTTTCCAATCTGGTCTTGTATTTGCTTCATTTTCAACTCTACCAGCAATATATCGTGTATTTGATAGACCGGCTGCATTGGCAACATCTATACGCATTGTAATTATAGCTCTATAACCACCGCCACCCGTTGTATTATATGTAGAATTAATGACGCTATAATTTTGGCCAATTGTGTTTGCTTGACCGGTGATGCTGGCATTAGTTTGATTGTAAATATATGATGGTGCGCCTGCTTGTGTAACACTTCCATCTAATGCATTTGTAGCAGTCAGCTGAATATCAAGAGAACCTAATACATTGATAAACAAATCAGAAGGTAAAGAAACAAGATCAGATAAACGAACAGCAGAATTTGCACCTAATGGTTCTGGAATATTAGATAATGCAGTTATAATTGCACTATTAACATAAGTAACAACTGTTGTTGGTGGTGTGTTACCAGTAATCAATTGACTGGTTACATTTGTAATATTTACACCATTTGAAAAAAGATTTCCTGATGCGTAAATATTTCCTGCATTAATATTAGCTGATCTAAAAGAAGCATGATTAATGTCAATATTATTATTTGAATCAACTTCTGGTTCATAATTATAAAATGCATAAAAATCTGTAGTTCCAGATTTTCTAAAAAAACCAGCATGACGATTTGTTGCGCCATCATTATAGTTACTTACAAATCCAATATCATGTGTGTCTGAATAATAATTATTTGCACCAAGATACATCAATGTGTCATTGGCTGTAATTGATGAAGTTAGAATTTCTGTTGTGGTGCCTTCAACAATTAAATTTCCTGTTACATTGAGATCACCAATTTGTAATGCGGCATTGTCAATTTTTATAGAACCGTCAACTAATTTGATAGCTGCATTTCCAATATAAACAGATCCGGGACCAACATAAACAGAATGAAAAGGACTATTTGCAGAACCTAAATCATAAGTATTGGCAGTTGTTGGTAAAACATCACCCGAAACATAACCAGCATAATTGAAAACAGAACTTTGTGATATCCATGTATTACCATTAACGGCAGAATACATCAGAATATTGTTTGCAGCACCAGGTGTTACTTCTTTTAATGGATTTAAACCATTACCAACTAACACCGAATCAGGTGTTGCATTAATAACTTGTCGTGCTAATAATGTGTTATATGCTGTTACTATTCTTACAAAATCATTTTCTCTGGCCGGTATTTGAAGAATTATATTTTCACCATCAGAAGCTTGATAATCTAGATTGCCTAATTGAACACCGTTAACATAAACATCAACATAACCTAAATCATACCTTTGAACTGGAAAAAGTGTTTGTCCAGAAGTGGCATAATATTCAGCTACTTGTCTAAATGTTTTTGGTGCTGCGATGCCTGAAGCTGGAATAGCAAGGTATCTTATTTGAATATTACTTGTGCCAGCTGCAGGTGGTGTGGCAAATTTTATATAAGTTCCATCGAAATAATAATCTTCTGGACTGATAACAGCTCCATCTATAACAACGATAGCTGAAACAGGAGAACCAGGTTCAATTGTTGTCACAAATGAATCTAATACGCCGTTTCCACTAAAAGAATCGTAGTAATATTCTGCTATTAATGGTTTTGCGCCGATGTAACTCAAAATAGTTCCTTTATTTTCTCAAATATTTATTGTGTTTTTGGAGGAAAGGGTTTTACTACCGCTTCAACCGAATCATAGTAAGATGTGCCTGGATGTGTTGAACTTAAACATTCAATCCAGAAAAGAGGTTCTCCAACAGGAAATTCTTGTCCATCTTCTACAACTTGAACAACTCTTTTTCCAATTACTGGTGGATTTTCTTGTACTCTAGGATCTTTAACAACTTCATTAGGTGATATTAAAGCTTTCATTAGTTATACTCCGCCCAAGATACTACTGATGTGTTTCCAGCATTGTTAGTGACTATAGAATATGTATTTGATGCTGGGACAAGAAATGATATTGATTGTCTATCTCCAGAATTTCTTATGGTATTACTTGCAATAGTTACGGCACCAACGTTAGCAGTAACAGTTATTGCGGAAGCACTTGTTGTTGATGCCCAAACAAAACTAACAATCATTGGTTTGTTTGTAGAATTTGTATACGATGTGCCGAGTGCTCTAACACCAGTTCTATCAGTTAATGTTTGTTGATAACCAAATAATCCTTGATTGTACCAATCAAAATAATCATATGTTCTAGAAATCCATGCTGTTCCATTTGAAACATATGTGCTGTTTGCTGTGCCTGGATGTAAAAACAATCCGTAAGATGGATAACTGATCCAATCATTGCCAGTATCTACAAGGATATTATTAGCAGCTGCAGGTCTTGGAATAATACCAATGCCACGGGTTGTGGCATTTGCCGAATACCATTTTGTACCATCAGAAACAATCACATTATTTGGTGATCCTGGAGCAATGGTATCTACCGGATTGAGGCCTCTGCCAATTAAAATACAATTGTTTGCTAACTCTGAACCGCCAGTCCCTCCAGAAGTGACAGGAAGTGTGTTGGATGTCAAACTGCCTGTTGTCAGAGCGTAGATCGCACCGCCGACATTGAAAGACGCCAGGCCTGTTCCTCCAATATTTGTTGGTAATGTTCCAACTTGTATAATATTGTTGCCTGTGGTAAAGTGCAAAGCACCATTTGCATGATAGGCATCTCTACCAGTACCACCACGCCAGATATTTAAAATACCAAAATTTGTATTACTTGCTAAATTGGCTAGATTTGCTGCTTTTGTCATTTATTTGCCTTTAGTATTCTATCAGAACCATTCCATCAGGTATAGATGCTGCATCTGGCCGATGATCACCTTGACCATAAGAGAACAATGAACCAGCAGGTTTGAATGATTGTCCTGTTATATTGAAATCTCCTGTGGCACCCAATCCATCTCCGCCATCTTGAGCAACACCCCAATAATCATAATAACCACCAGAACCACCAGTTGCAGTACAGTATGCACCGAAAGATGTTGTGCCTCCGGTATTTGCTGTTCCAGAGTATGCATTGATTGATGCACCTTTTGTGCCAATCGTAACAACAACATTTTCACCACCATTTAAACCTGTAATATATTTAACAGCTATTCCACCGTTACCTCCACGGGAACCATATAATAGATTAGGTGAAACTGCAAAACCTCCACCACCACCAACGCAAGTAACTTTTAAGTTTCTGATACCTTGTGGTACGGTATATGTTGTGCTTGATGTTATTTTTGTTCCTCGGCCACCACCAGCAAGTTGTGTTGTTGCAATTCCGTAATCTAGCACATTGCCTGATACCCAATTTGTTCCATTTGAAACAAGAATATTGTTTGCTGTGCCTGGTGCAACAGTAGAATAAGGACTTGCACCATTTGTGATTACAACAGAATTTGCAGTTGGGCTACTTAATCCTGTTCCACCTGCAACAGAAGGTAGTGTGCCGGTTGTTAATGTTGAACCATTAATTGCATATAGAGCTGTGTTTGCAACGAAAGATGTTAAACCTGTTCCACCATTTGCAGTTCTTAGTGTACCACCTAGTGTAACATTTCCTATTGTTGCAACCAAAGGTGTTAAACCTGTATTGCCACCACTAAAAGATGTTTGCAAAAGATATCTATATGTTGAAGCACCCGTTAAATATGTATCTCCGTTTGCGGTACCTGTTCCAAGGACAGTTGGACTAACAATGTTGTGATCAATGCTCTCTGCATTAATGCCTGTTAATGTATATGCATTACCATAATAATATCCATCGATGTAGATATTCGAATTTGCGTGTAATACATTTACATTTGCCCAATTACCATAAACGGTAAAATTCCTTAGAATATTAACATCACCTTGAGAATTCCATTCTGGTGCACCAATAGCTAGAGATCTATAAGAAACTGTGCCTTGAGCAGGAGCAATTAAAGATGTTTGTCTAGAAAGATAACGAACAACAATATTATTTGAACCATTTGTTGGTGCAGTATAAAATGTTAGTTCATTTGTTCCTCTATTAATATAGTACGTTGCTGGATTACCAACAAGACCATTAACAACCACTTGAACATCATTTTCAGATTCAACATATCGTGTGAGTTGAAATCCTGTTCTTACACCATTACCAGAAAAAAATTCTATTCCAGGTGTAATCCAGTTTTCTATATTAGAATTGCCAATGTAACTCATGTCAACCTTTATTATTGGTTAGTTGGTACAACTTCTAAAATTGATAAAAATACATCGCAGGCACTATTTGCAGAAGGTTTAACTTTAACCGCATCTCCTGCCTGAAGAACTAATTTTTGTTCTAGACCTGCGACAACAAGAGAACCACCAACAGGAATTGTGGCATTAGCAACCATGTAGTAATCGATTGATTCACGGGTAATAAAAACGTTTGCTTCATATGGTGTTCTTGATGTATTTGCAATAATCAAACCAACGCCTATTGTTTGTGTCGATGCAGGCACAGTATATACTGTTGCACCTGATGTTGTAACATTTTTTGAAGGATATGATTTAAAAGTATTCATTTATATTCCTATATTAACTTAAAGCAACTGAAACTGCTAAAGCATCATCTAAAATTCTTTGTCTAAATTGTATGATTGCGGTACCACCAACAGACCCCGTTATGACAAGATTATTTCCTGTTATTGTATCTGCAACAGTCAAATCGTTACCAACATTTGCACTATTTGTAACTTGTAATGATGTTCCTGGTCCTGTCATCAATACATTACCAGTAAATAATGCGGTATTAGAAACTTGCAGACCTACACCAGAACCATTCAGTACAAGTGTACCTTCCATTGTGTAGGTACCTTTGCTAAGACGATTTAGTTCGTTAGCAATGTCATTGGTGTTAATCATCCAATCGCCAAATGTATTGGCGTAACTTAGAACGGATACGGTATTTGCCATTATTGTTTATCTATCAGTAGACGTATTAAGGATTTGATTTCACCAATATCATTCTTTAATTCTGTAATTTCACTATTCATCTTATTTATCTGCTCTTTTTGTGCTCTCAAAAGTTTGACTTTATTATAATATTCATTCTTCTCATTAACATCTGTATTCATAATAGCCATACTTTTTGTGTCACGAATAAAATTGGTTCCGGTTACTTTTACCAAGGCCATATTATAGTCCTATTCCTGAAGGTAGAGCAAGTGCTCGGATGTCTGATAAAAATGGTACATTTGTTCTGTCTGATGTTGCAAGGACAATCTTGATTGCAAACTGACTGAATTCTGTATATACTTGACCATTTGTACTTGTATAAGAAATATTATTATTTGCACCAAAACCCCACATACCAGGTCCAACCTCATATTCAATCATATTTGTTCTATCTTTTGAATATGAAGTTGTCAGATTTACTGGTGCCATGAGCTGCCACTCTTGTGCTTCAAATTGCTCTGTGTCATTACGGTTTTGTATTTTGTAATACACATAAACTTCTGAACCTAATGGTTTGTAAGCAGTATAGTAAACTCTTAAATCGCCAGAATCATTTTCTGGTGTGAGAATGACTTTCTTGGTGAAATATTTTGCAAATGCAGGACCACCGTCTGGTGAAGTTTCACCAACAACAGTTACTATCGCATTTGAACCATTTCCTGATGCATCAACTAAAGAAACTGTAGGTGTTTTTGCATATCCTGAACCAGGGTATGTTACAAATACAGTTTCAATGGCACCTGTTGATGTATTTGTTGTAAAGTCGAGCACAGCACGGTCTATACCAAAATCTGGTGCGCTTACTGTAATCGATGTTGCATTTGCGTTATAATTTGCACCACCATTAACAATATTAATTAACGAATCACTTTCAATACCAAGATTGTTAACATATTGTTGAATATTGAACAGAGATAGTCCGTCATCTGCCAACAATGGGCTTAAATTTGGATCTGAAGAAGAAAGTGTTGCAAACAATTGGAAAGAATTGCTTGAAGATTTTTTCAGAATACGTTCACCAAGGCCATCTGAGAAATAGATGTTATCTTGTAATGGTGTTCCCATTTTACCTGGTGTAACAGATGTTGGTGCAGTTACACTCAAATCACTCGACAATGTTGTACTGTAAGTATAATTGATATTTGTAAATGTTGGTACAAAATCAGTTGTACTTAAATTAAAAGCGTGCATCGGACTTGTTGGTGCACCATTCTGATTAACAGCATTTGAAATTAATTCTTTGTCAATTGAAGAAAGAACATCACTTGAACCTAATTTGTTTGCTGGTAAACCTTCTGGTGTAACAAACTGCAATCTTGGTGTTTTTGTTGTATCAAATACACATTGCTCAATTACAAACATCAAGTCTTTAGATTGATCAGCAGTCCATGTCATGGAGTTCTGTGATTCAAATAGAGCACCAATATATGGTGAACCACCAATTTTGGTTGGTTGACTTGGTGCTGCATCTGTTGGCAAAGCTTTTGCAGTAGAAGAAATAGCAACTTGATTTTGTTGTGCATAGTACACATAGTAATCAGATGTACCAGCAGAAATCAATATTGCATAGAGAACACCAGACTGCACATAAACTGGAGCTGGGAATTTAAACTCAGTATATGATGTTGGATCCAAATAATGTGGATTGTTTGAAGTTACAACATCGTCTGCATCTAATGTAACTCTAGAATAATCTAGAGTATTTCCGTTTGGTTGACCATTTAATGTATTGACAATACCAACTGTGATTGGAAGTATTGGTCTTACGTTACCAGGGAATGGCGAAAAGAACAGTTTAACAGAGCTTAAGAAAACACCGTTTGGATAGTTTTCTTTAGATATGATAAATGTTTGTGCAATTGGATCATTAGGTGATTGTGATTCAACAACATTGTATGTCTGCAAACTTAGTGGTGTAAATTTCTTAGAAGAAGAATCTACAGATGGAGAGAAGTTTGAAGAATTTGTTGTTTGTATTGCACCTGCAACAAATGTTGATTCAGCATATGTTGTTGCTGTTTCTGGTGCACCTGCACCACTTCTGTTGTCTATGCGGAATACACGGGAGCCAATATGAAATACGGAACCTGGTATATTAAAGATTGCAATAAACTGACCTTTTTCATCCGTTGTCAAAGAAGCAGGACGATCACCTTCACGAATAACATCTGCATAACTTGCAGCCTGACCTTTGACAGAATACTTTGCAGTAATATTACCAACAGAAGCACTTCTACCAAAAGATATCTTTAGTGCTTTATTAACTGTTACTGTGCGGGTTTCGCCATCATATTCTGTAACTGTTGCATAATCAGTATCAACAGCACTTAAAATAAGTGTTTTGTCTTTAATTGATTGTGCCGCATCGTAAATTGGTTGCCAAGTTGCCATTTGTGTACGCCACAATGCTACCCAGCCTGCGTCACCATCACCGCCTATCGTTGGTCTTGGTGGAACATAAATTGCACCAAACTTATATTCATACAAATAAGTAGATGTCACAGTAATTGTTGCACCAGTATAATATGCATCAATATTACTTGCAGCTTTGTCTAACTGAAACTTTGTAACGCCGATGAAATATGACCCACCATCAGGCATCTTGTATTCTGTACCAATCGCATCAAAATTCAAACCATTTGGTGTTTGTGTATTCCAAAACATTGTTCCATCAGGTCCGGTTATTGTCATTGCAAAACCTGCAACGGATTCTGCATTGTTAATAGACCAAGTTAAAGTTTTTGTTCCTACTGTTGCGGTATAGTTATAAGTATATTCTGTATTTCTTGCTGCAACGTTTATGATTTGTGTGCCATTGATACTTACTGTTCCTGTACCTGTTGCGTATACTCTGACAGTATAAACACCTGCTGTTTCTATCTCAAGTGGATATGTTGGAGCATATGGGTTTGCATTACTTTGATTACCCCAAACAGAATATTGATTAAACCATGTTGGTTTTCCGTTTAGATTGGCTGTTTTAAATATGTTTTGAGCAACAGCAGAAACGGATGAAGTAAATGTTCCACCAACACCAGCTACTGTTCCTGAATTATGTGTACTTGTGAAACTTCCATTCTCAAATACAATTGTTCCTCTTGCAGAAGAACTAATGTAATTTCCAGCAATATCAAAAGTTGCGTTGATTAGAATGTCAGATGTTACATACTCTGGTGGATTTACAATTTCTCCAACATACAAACGAACACTTGTTCCATTTGGATATTTGTAAACACCAGCTACACGACAAATTGGGAAGAATTGATCTGCATTGTCATCATAAACACCAACAATATCATCTTCAAAGAATTTGCCTGTCACATTGATTAATTCAATTGTATTTGGCAATGTCATGTAAGAATCTACATTATATCCATCAAACCAACAAGAAACTGGAGTATTAATCTTCATGCCTTTTGCACGAACAATAATTTCTTGTGGTTGTATGTGTGGAAGAACTGCGTTATTTGTTATATAACCTTTGTTCTGTGCAAGACCTTCTGCCGCTGAGGAAGATGCATCAGCAGCCATTAGTCCTTGTGTTTGTTTTACATAAGAATCTTCGATGGCCTTTTTAGTTTCATTTACGGATGCTGTTGTACCTATAACTGATTGCCAATCACCAGCATTTAATAAATTAATACCACCATATTGTTGTTCAAATTGCATATTTGGATTTGCAATTGTAATTTGTGGTGGTTGATTGGTATTAACCCAATTGTCCATTGGTGGGTTAAGTGTCATAACACCTTCATATAAAGCAACATCAAATGGGTTACAACTAATTGCACCACTTGCTAATTGTTGCTTTACTAGGCTTCTCTGTGTATATGGTAAAGTATATACGTTGGTACGACCACCTGCCATGCTATGTGCAGTATATGTGTTTGTTTTCTTTATTGTACCAAATGAATTTATTGTAGAAGGATCTTGCAATGCAAACTTGTCAACATAATTTAATGCGGTCATCTGCTTCTTGCGGATATTGATGTTTGCAGAGAAGTTTTTGGCTGTACTGTCTGCTGTACCAAAAGATGAGAAGTCATCAACAAGAATACCGTTTTTGAAACGATTTAATCCATTTTCATCTGGAATCTGTAGTGCTTGTGCATTTGATTCTAACAGATTTAATGATGTATAGTATTCAAGATTATCAACTTGATTCTGTAATCTTGTAATATCTTCTTTTGCCCAACGTTTATGAAGAATCTTATTGATGGAAATATTTGAAGGAGATGTTCTTAAAACAACACCAAAACGACCTTGTCCTGGAATATAATTTGGTCCTTCATTTGGAACATATGCAGTATATGGATCATATGTAATGTTTGCAAGAACCAATGCACCATCTGGTTCAGCAGGCAATAAAGGATTGAGAGAAGGTGTTCCTCTTATTAACAAGAATTTACTATCTTTTGTTAGAACAAGTTTGTCTTTTCTACCAAGATAATAAGAATAATTACACAAATAATTTGTTAGTGCATTAGGTATTAATGTACCCTTAATGTTAACGTTATTTGAATTGGTTATTGTTTTGTACTCCCAAACATAACCAGTTTGTAGATTTGAACGGCATGGTCTAAAGTCTAAACAATCTCTCAGATTGTAGATGATACCATTCTTTGCAACATATCTTGGAATTTCTGGATAAGTTTCTGGTAATGCAGAACTTAAATATGAATTAACGCTAAAGTATCCATCGCCGCCAGAGTGTTGATAATAATCAAAAATAACAAGAATGTTGCCTTTTGGTTTTGTAACACCGGGTTGCATTTTTAGTGTTGAATGGTCATAGAAGTTATCTCTTTGTCCATTATCCAACAAGAATGATGTTGTAATATCTGTATAATTTGCAAGAGATATTGCATTGTTTGGTGTTGCAGAACCAACATCTAAAATTGCTTTAATTTTCTTAACATCATTGACATACAAACTCATTGGAGTTGTTGTGATGCCTTCATTTTTAATTAATATTTGTGCGCTTTCTAAATCAACTAAAGTATTTGCAACAACTGTAGTAAATGCAGAACCAGCGTGAGTTGTGTTACCTTGAATTAAGTCTTTATTCTTTAATATAAGGTTAGTATTGTTTCCGTTAGAAACAAATACAGATGCATAAACATCAATACCATAAGTGATATTTGCAAATGCAGCAGATGTGAAGACTGCACTAGTTGAAGATGTTAATGTAACACTATTTGCAGTTGTGTTGAATGGTAGAATTTCTCCAGTTGAACGGTTGACAACAGTAAACAATTGTTTAAATGTGTCACCATAAATTGGTGTGTTTAATGAACCATGAAACTGTATTGGAGAAATTGTATTAATTGTAAATGTATTACTTACAGGGGAGAAACCAACATTTCTGAATATCTGTGTAGAATAGTAGGACGAATCATTTACGTTGGCTGTGTAATCATAACCAACTTTGAAAATTAATTCTGGTGCTTCTGGTGCTTCAAATACAGTATCACCTGTACCTTCTATCTTACCATCTGGACTTATATTTGCCCACGAAGTTAGATCCCAATTGCTTGTGTTAACTTGTGTTAGAGATTCGACATCTTTTGTTTGAAAGTCTAATGCAAATGTGCTTGTGTTATCTGGTGTAATATTCCATTCAGTATCTACAGTAAATGTTTTTGTTGAACCATTATAATCTGTAACATATCTAAAGTCGCCAGAGTTTGTTCCACCAGTAATAACTAACTTAACACCAATATAAGCATTATTTGATGTAGAAAATTTGCTTGTTGCATCTAAAATTTGCAATGTTGTGGTAGTTGCTGTGTTTGCAACTCCAGTCAAAGTATAAAGATTAACATCACAAACATGAGCATTAAATGTATAATTTGCAGTATTAGAACCTGTTCCAGATACAAAATCAAATGAACGAATTAATGCTTTACCAATTAATGTAGAATTATATCCTGCTTGATTTGTTTCATTAACCAAATCTGCTTCAACACAATGCAGATCAACATATTCCATTTGTGTTGAATTAAATAAATTGTTTGCATTATCGACAATAAAATAACTTCCATAATTAATAAAAATGGAAGCTGGGTCTACTAGTTTTGTATCTCTTGCACGGTCACCGACAAGTCTTAATTGAGATTGATTTTCAATACGATAACCACGAACATAAGCAATACCTTTGCTAATAGTTAAGTCGTATTTTGAACCATCACCATCTTCATTTGGTTCTGGTATAAGTTTAAAATCTTCAACAACATAATCACCATTTGATTCATAATCACGCTTTGCAAAATAATCATCGATTGCAGAGTAAACAGTAGAATCGGTTTGCTTTAGAATTTTACCATCTTCAATACGCATTAATTCAATAAAGTTATCATCGTTGCCAGGTGTTAATTCAATTGCAGTTAATTCTAAGTTAATTTGATAACGGTCTGCACCTGGTGCTTGATAATTTGAGTAACCTGATGCTGGATCTAGTAAAGATATGTCATCTGAACTTGTAATTGTATTTTCAACAATTAATAAACCAACACGATATGATGGTGTATTGTCGTATTTTTCTAGAATAATTGTCTGTGGTTGTACATTTACAAAATTACCAATTTGATATTTTGAGGTTGTACCATCAGCATTTTCGACATCGTTATATCCATTAACAACATAAAAGACACCTTCTGAGATAGATGCAACAGAAGATCTACCAATAGATGTAACTCCACCAGCAACTCCAATTGTGGTTGCTAAAGGTGCGGTAACAGATAAACCACCAGAGTTGATTCGAACATTCATTGCATCAGAGAATTTTCCACCAGATGTATATGATACAATAAGAGTTGGTGGATCACCAGGAGTTATAGCATTTCCTGTGGCTTCAGCATATGCAATAACTTTTGCAGAAACGGTTCCGGTGTCATCAGTAATTGTTTTACCTAAGAACTGGTCTAAAACAATAGAAGAACCTTCAATGAATTGATTTAACTTGATATATTCACAAATAAGGTTTGTGGTAATTTTACCACCAGTAACGGGTGTATTTTGTGAATAAATTGCAGAAGCAAACTTTGAGATTTGATTCTGAAGAATCGTTTGAGATTGTGTTAACTCTCTTGCTTGAACTGCAACACCAGGTTTGAATAGAATCCTATGATAGTTTTTATTAGGATCGTAATCGTCATAGTAAGGTTCTACATTGTAATTTTTCATTTATCTACCTTAAAAACTTAAAACGAGTCTGAGTTGTTCATTACCATTTGGTGATCTTTGCACAGGACTTCTATTTTCGACATACATTAGATATCCGGAGCCTATCGCAATTTCGGTTGGATCATATTGAACGGATACTCTTGTGGTACCAGAAGTTGCACCAATAATTGCTTCACCCAATGTATGTGTACCTTGTGTATTTATTAGATGTAATATATTGTTTGATGAGTCCCAAGAACAAACTTTTCCTATAAATGATGCTTGATATAGGTTAGCACCTTGATATACTTGTTCACCCACACTATAGTTTCCTGCTCCAAAGGTTACATAACACAAATCTGTTGTATTATATATTGTTCCAGTAGGAATACTACCTGTTTTTAATTGAGGGTTTACAACAATTCCAACCTGTCTAAAAGAGATGTCTGTTGGTATTTTTTCACCTTCCGTACCATTCAGTTCAACCGAAATCATCAATCGGTCACATCCTAATTCCGAAATTGGATCTGAACCATGGCCACCGACTGGAGAAATTATAGGAATTGCTGTTGCGTTTGCACCAGGATAACCAGCGGGTACTGTTATTGTTGCTGTTGCATAAGTGTAATTGTTTCCGGTTTCAGTAACAATAATGTCTTGGACTTGACGGTTGTATACATTTGCATATGCTTTTGCACCTTGGCCGTCACCAGTTATTGTTACTACAGTAGAATCTGTTCCATTAGTATAATTGTTGCCTCTGGTGACAACATTAATAGCATTAATCTCACCCAAACCGGCTGGTCTTGTAGAATCTGCTCTGGCTTGACCTACGGTTAATGGCATCCATGTGTCATCAAAAAAGTTTTTCTTCAATCCTTTGTCAATTGTGGTTACATATATCCATTTGTAACCATCTGCAAGAATTAGTGTTTGTCCTGGTTGTGTTGTTCCAGGTTGTAGAATTGGTTCTACTGTTGAATTTCCATCGTTATTATTATAAAGACATTTAAAAATTTGATCAAAACGATTTCTAACATAAAATTTTTGAATTAATTTTTTATACTCATCTCTAGCAAACATATCTTCATAATCTTTGTAATAGTCATAGACTGTTCCTGTCGTCCAATCAATTCTTTCAACTACTGGACACATATTTGAAGATGTGATGAGTTTAGCTGCAATCATATTCTTTAGAATACCTTTGACTACAACCTGATTTTGTGTTGGTGCTGGTGGATCAGTATCATCCAACCAAGGATCTACGCTACCAATAAACATATAAGAACTGGTATCGTGTTTTGGTGAATAACCTGAACCAGAAACAACGAAGAAATAACCTGATTCGACCTGTGCTGTCGAAGCGTAAGTTGTTAGTAATCCTTTAACGACATTTGCCATAATTTTTACTTATTAAGTGTTTAGAGAACTTATCCAAATGTTACTTGACATAACGTTTTGTTTAAATGTCAAGCTGGTTGTTAAATTGTTTGCATATGCAGAATTTACACGAATTCTTAATGGAGGTATTAATTCACCCAAAACATACTGTGGTTGATCAACAGAAGTTATGGTTTTATATGTATTACCACCATCAAGTGAAACAAAATCATAAGGATGCATGAAATCACTAAAGAATATTACTCCATTTCCTGTTGCGATATTCCATGCCTCGGTTAAGTTGGTAATATTTATGTAGTCTGAACCAGAGATTACATTAGCGGTTGCAACATTTGGTACAATAGTTGTCCAATTATCTTGTATAGTTATAGTATTTGCAGTTGCAGATCTAATTTTAGAATACAAAATTTCATTTCTTCTATTATAGAGTGTCACATAACTATTAGAAGTTAAATATATTGAATTTCGTACATTGGCCGCACCAATATTTGTGAAAACAATGGTGTTGGAACTTCCATTTGCCAAATCTGCAACATACGAACTGGTACCAATTAAGGTACTTAATGCATTTACTCTATAGTCCGATTGTTGTACCGTCATACTATAACTATTTGAATTTCTTAAAATGTTATAGGTCGAATAATTTAAACCAGAAGGATGTAAGAAACCGAGAACTTTTTCTTTATATTTGGCCAAAGCTTCTTCAACTTGAAGCATATAGGTGTATTCATTGTATATTTTATTTTGCAATACGGAATACGAAGATGGAAATCCGTCTTGATTTGAGTATTGGCCTTCATCAAGGTTGATACCTTCTAAGAATACTGCATCGGCCTTTGCATTTCCATTACCATATATTTTTCTGCCGTTTGTAAATTTTGTATCTGTTATGGTATTTGCAAGTCTGACCTGTGTTGAAACATCTTCACCACCACGCCATATTGAAAAATTATTTGCACTATTTAAAATACCATCATAATCATATGTTCTTAAATTATATACAGCCAACATAGTGTTTGCATTTGCTGTATAAGTAGAAATTGAATCTACGTTCGCTCTAAAGTATAGATTTGTAAATGTATTTCCTTGATAAATTATATCGCCACTTTGCGGCATAACATTAATATTTGTAATTAATAAATCTTGTACTCTAAGAGAAACTTCAGGAGTTTCAACATAATTTAAACCAGGATTTGTTATTGTTACTTCTAAAATTTCACCATAAGGAGAACCAGTAACAGCAAATTCTGCATCACCACCAACCAACTGTCTGACAGTTAAAACTGAACCACCTCCAGTATTACTACTAACTTCTATATCTGGTAAAAATTTATTATAACCCATGCCGCCTAATGGATAAATTGCACGACCAGCTGGATCATCAACATAGGTAATTTCAGTTATAGCACCTGTTTCTGGTTGAACCGCTGTAACATTTGCGTATGCACCATATCCTGAACCTCCTACAAATCTTATTTGATCACCAACAATATAATTTTCTCCTCCATCTATAATAATAATTGGTGGGAGAATACCTATAGTTGGCAAAGCTGATCTTGAACCTGATTCTGTTGCATAGAATCCTGTTGCGGATGCAATTGTTGTGCCGTCATATCCTGTACCAGCAGAAGTGATAGTTGTTTCTTCAATACCGTAAGTAGTTAAAACGGGGAAAGTTAATGCTTCTGCAATTACAGTATTGGCATTTGCAAATTCATTGTTTGCAAAATTATAAACACTATTTCCAATTGGATTTGCACCCCAACTAAATGTGGTGTTACCGAGATATGTGTTAGCTTTAGATTGTATTTGATCTTCTGGAACATAATATACAATCAAAGGTTCATCATTTAACTTTGTCAATATACTTTTTGCACCAAATCCTGTTCCAGGTGGAGAAAGTAGATTGATTTCTGTAAATGAACCTGCACGATAACCGTGTCCAGGATAAATTGGTGTTGTACCTTTAATTGTTGCACTTGTTACTTTTGAAATATAAGCATTAGCTGCAACAGGTGGGTCAACTGTTGGGTCCAAACCACCATAAAACACCACAGGATCACCAACATCATATGAAACACCACGACTTCTTTTATTTAATTTTACTGTTGCAACTGATCCAATAATACGAGCTCTAGGTGTATAATTGTTAAATGAATGAATTCTACCATGAACATCAACAATTTTTACATATTCACCTGCTTCAAATGTTCTTTCAATATTAGATAAAACAATTTTAGTTTCTCTATCACTTGTTATAACATTTTGAACAGTTGCATATGCTTTAGACGTTTCACCAAAAACTCTATATCCTATTGTTTGTGTCCAAACTGGTGAAGTGTTTGATACTCGAATTGAACGAGTGGCAACCCATTTACCATCAGATGCTTTAAGAATGTAATCTTTTGTATTGTATAAATTGACATCAGAATTGTAAAGAACTCTGAATAAAAATTGAAATGATGCTGGTATACCTTTAGATTGGTATAATTCTTTTGCAATCTTGATTAATCGTCTTTCATCAACCAAAGCATCTTTTGGAAAAAAAGACAAGAAATCATTTTTAAAATACTCTAAAAATTCAGAAATCGTTGTATCTATATCCCAATATTCAGATATACTTTTTGAATCGTACAAAACTCCACGATTTTCTTCCATCCACTCATAGTAGGATTTTAAGAATAAAACAAAATTGGTATAATCTTCACTACCACGAATAAAATCGGGTAGTTGATATGGTATTAATAAAGATGTTTTGTTATTAGCCAGCATTATTTTGTTGTTACTGTAACTGTAATTGCATATGGATCTAATTCATCCAATGTTATGATTCTATTATATGTGGAGGAAACGATTCTTTTTGCTGGATATGCAACAATACGCATCATGCCGTCAGTACTAGCCAATGCAGTTGGTGCAAAATTTTTGAGTGTTACTGTACCAGAAGAATAATCAACTACACCAGCATTTGTATCTGCTGTTGAACTAACCAACATATTTTTTACACCATTCTCAAAGTAATATGTTTGTAGTGTTCCGTGGTTAGTATCAGATTCTTCAAAATAAACAGCAGGATAGAAGTTAACTTTTGCATCATATTGTGAAAAAGACGGTGTAATTGTTACTCTTTTCTCACCAAATCCTTTTTCCAATTGATTACCAAAATTAATAATATAATCTAAGTTTTTATTAAATGTTGGTATAAGTCTCTTTTGTAGATAAAGATCAAAATCAACTGCAACAATAGAAGCATTTAATCCTTTAACATATGTTATTAAATCTGAAAGAATAAATGTTGAATTGAATGTATTTAAATTTGCGTTACAGAAAGTGATGATACCTTGTCTAACTAAAGTTTTAATTTGTGCAGCAGTCAATGTTGTTTTGTTTTGATCGTACAGAATGTCACTCTTTAGAATTAAATAAACATAATCAACTTCTACCAATTCTGGTGTTACTGTTACCACAGAAATTGGTTTAATAACATCTTCAAGTATAACTTGTTTTTCATAGTCTGTCAAATTGTACGCACCTTGTGGTTTGATTGCAATTAAGACTTGACCGTAACGAGGTGGATTATTTTCTTCACCACCCCAAACAGAAACAGCTTGAATTGGTATATTAAATTTATTTTGTTGAATAACTGTCATGTAATCATTTTTTGTAACTGCACGGCCTTGAGCTGCGTATGCTTTTGGTGCCTGAAATTTAATAGAATCTACACTTTCTCTGTTAGATCCAAAAGAAGCTTTTTGTAAAGGTGTTATTGTTGGGTTGCCGTAACCACTCACACTTTGTGTTATAGTAAAATTATTTGCACCTCTGGATGATGTACCTCTTGTAACAATGTATGAAATGTATACAATGTTTCCATTATCTAATTTTTTACCTAATACTCCATCGCCAAATTGAATTTCGTATTTTCCATCAATACTTTCTTGCAAGAAAAATACTTTACTTGTATCTTCTAATGTTAGATGGTTTGTTGCAAGTGTGTAAGTATCAGAAGTGTTATCGATTGATGATTTTTGTACGATAACAGAAATTGATGATGTGTCTACCGTTACTTCTGGTATACTAAAAAGAAGTTTTGGATTTGTTGACAAATTAACAACGTATGTCAAACGAGCTGGTATACCTTGTTTTAATGTTACATTTGAAAATAAAGCGATATTATTTGAAGTGTTTACTGTAGTTTCATCAACCGTTACAAAGTTATAGTTGATACTGTTAACAGCTTCAGAAATAAAATTGGTAAATTTTGGTAATGTTAATGAACCTTCTACCACATTATTAAATTGAATATTTACTTTGGCTGTTGGTGCAGTATAAGATTGTGGAGAATAATTTAAAAGTTTTGCATGAGAAACAACTGATGCTCTTTGAGTAGCTGTATCTAAAAACATCTCATTTGCAACCATATTTAAATAATAAGCATTGTATTGTGTATTATACGCCAATATGTCAATTAATGTTGCAAGTGCAGAACCTTCATAGTTATAGTCATTTAATACGTTTTGAGATTTTAAATAAGTTTTTAGATTTTGTTTTATCGTATCAAAATCTAATTCTGTTATTTTCATTTCTGAGTTTGCGCCAGCCATTTTATCTATTTCTCTCTAAAATAAGTTGCACTTCTATAGGTGTTGTTGAATTTTCCATGTAGAATGACAAGCTCAATGAATATGCGTTTTTATCTGGTTGTGGGTTTACGTGTAAACTTTTTATGATTGCTCTAGGTTCATATTTTTCCAACATTGATCTACATTCTTTTTCTAAAGCTATACCAGTCAAAGGTGATATCAACTCAAATAAGAGTGCGTCAAGATTGGATCCTAGGTCAGGATTAAAAGGTCTTTCAAATTTTCTGGTAGACAATAAATTGCGAATAGACCTAAGAACTGCTTTTTCGTTATAACTTAAAGCAATATCTTTGGTTACCGGTTTTTTGGTAAAAGTAAAATCTATATCGGAATATATTATTTCGGTTGCCATCTGTTATTTATTACCCTATCCTATCAAGTAGTTTATCAGATCCTACATAATTCTTCAATAAAGCAGATTCTGAGTTACCTATATCTTTGAATTGAATGACATTCTGTACTTTGTCTACTGTAGTTTTAACATTTGTGTAATAAGTAATATCGTGGGTTTGTCTGGTTGACAAAAAGGTATTGATATTTGTCATTAATGTGTTAAGAGTGGTTTTTATGGAAGATGAAAGGTTTGAACTTTTACTTGTAGAACCAAATTCATCAGTACTAACCGATACAGAATTTTGCACCGTACTTGAATATGGTGCAAAAGAAACTGCGTTAGCACCAACCTGTGGTCCAACTAAAACACTAGTAAAAGAACCCATCATAACCGAAGTATTAGTAATGTCATCAGTTTGATTTGAAATGTATACAAGTTGTTTTGAATAATTAACTGCAGGTCTATAATAAGGATTTACCGTATCATTTGGATCCCATGCAGTTACACCAGAAATTCTATTTGTATGTGCCAAAAAGTTTGTTGATGTCTGCAACAAAGCATAAGACACATTGGCTACAGTTTCTAATCCAGAACAACCATTGGCCCAATAGTAAATATTATTTGCTGTGTTTATAATTGTTGATGTATTGGTTGAACAAGGATTTTTAAAATAACCTCCAACAGTATTGTTTGTAACATCCTGTGCCATCCAAGAATCCATAAATGGAGGCATTTTGTCCAACATATTTAAAGTATTTTGTGGATATTCTTCTACTGCACCATTTGGATCATCAAAGTTGTAACCCAATGTATCATAAAATCCTTCTGCATTTTCAATTTTTGCCATTATTAACCTCTTAAACCATTGGTGGGCCAATTAATGGTGTTGGTGCACCAAGATTGCCCGTGTGTACATGAGAATTATACATAGATACGTTTATCACATCAGTCATCCAAATTGCCTGCATAACAGAAAATAGTCCTAATGGTGCAACCACACTACCTATTGGTGCAAAAATACTACCAATAACATGAATACAACCTGGAACGGCTACAGGTGTTGCTGGTGTTGGCCAACCGAGTGACAAACCACCAGTTGAAGAACAGAAACCATATGGTCCTGCATACACACCCATGTTTGCATTGATACGACTTTCTGCTGTCAATGAATCACATACAATTGAACCATTTACATACATATCAGAGTTTACATCAAGCGAAAAAGCACCAGATAATCTTACTGCACCGCCAAAGTTTTCATTTGCTTTGAGTGCAATATCCATGTCACCAAGAAATTCCATTTCACCTTTTGCTCTGAGATTATAATCACCTTGAACAATCATGTTATAGTCACCGTCAACCCTAGTTGACATATCACCTTTTACGTGCATATTTGCATCGCCATGTATGGTAATATTGCAAAAACCTTTGATTTCTACGTTATTTTTGCCTGCAATAATCTGATAATTGTCACCAAAGACTTTATACACCTGGTCACCGTTAGTATGCATCTCAATAAAGTTTTTTGATTTGCCGTGCTGCAGGCGAATACGTTCTCTGGATGGCGTATCATCCATTTCAAACTTATGACCAGATTCCGTTTGTGTTACACGATTATATGGGTATAATGCAGGAAACTCTGGTGATTGAGATTCTGGTTCTTGCCATAAACTAGTATCCCTAGGTTCTTTGGGATTTTGCACATCATCAGCCATTATGCAGGACCTTTACTGTCACTTGGTGAAAAATTTTGAATTATATTTTGTTCTATTTGTGCAGGAGTTGGTATAGTTGATCCAACTTTCTTCAATATTTGATCAGAAGCTCTAAGATCAGCTGCACTTGTTGGTGAAGTTAAACCTGTTGTTGCAGCACCTGCAATTGCAACCGTATTTGTAACAACTTGTTGAGCACCAACCAAAACTTGTTGAGCTGCTGTAAAAACTTCTCCTGCGGCGCCGATTAAATCTTTATAACTTCCAGGTGGATCTCCTACACCAAATTGATCAAAAGCTCCGGTAGCATCACCGGCAGCTGCTGCTTCTTCTGCTAAAACTTCCGACCAAACATCAGCAAATAATGATCCTATTGCTTTTAATATTTGGCCAATACAACCTTTAAACCACGATAATACTCTAGCTGGTAAACTAAGAATCCATTGTAAAATGGCTTTTAATCTAATGATAACAGCAAGAACATATTTTTGAAAATCTAAAATTGGTTTAATGTATTCTTTATATATTGTCTTTATTTCTTGCGCTATTTGTTTAAGTTTATTAATCAATGCTGATGGTACACCAGAAGGATCTCCTAAACCCAAAAATCTTTGAATTGCTCTAATACCAGTTCGAACAGCTTGAGCGATTGCTTTTAGAAACTTTTTAACACCTATGTTTTTCTTTAACTCCAAAGAAAAGTCACAAGAATGTGCTCTAGATGCATTTGTTGCAGATGTACTACTATTTGCAACACGACCTACGGCTGGTGATGGTATTGTTGGTATTCCAACTACTTGAGAATCGTATGTATAATTTGGTCTAGGTGCATTGGTTTCTATACCAGATGCATTTGTTGGAGCTAATTTTGCATCACTTGCCATTATGCGTCCCTCTCAGCGTTTGATTGATTAACATAAATTGATTCACCGTAAAAGTTTTCTTCACCTTGTACATCTGCATCAGTTGATGATTGTGTGCCACCAACAGATGATGGTGTCAAGTCAAACGATTGTGAACTCGATGTGCCAGATCCTGGTCTAGAAGATGCACCTCTTTTTATACCAGGCAGAACACCCATCATGACAGGAAACTGTGCTGCATCACCATCCATGAAAAACCCCACAACCCAATCACCAATTCTAGGTGTACTAAAGGTATCAGCGTTATTTATTGGATGCATAGCAGATGCCCAAGGCAAATCTTTGGTTGGTAATTTTTGTTGATTGTTATCATGCCAACCAAATATTCTAACTTGACAGCGAGCGAGGCCCAATGGATCAACTCTAGTCTCCACAACACCAACCCACCAACGAAAACCATCTTTACCTAAAAAATTTTCCATTAAATCGATTCACCATAAGTATTGTTTCCGTAAAAATCTTCATTGCCTTGTATATCTGCATCTGCGTTAACATTATTGTTAACAACATTGACATTTATGGCTTCACCATAAAAGTTTTCTCCACCTTGAATATCTGCATCACCAAAGCCAGTTCGTAAATTTGAAATGTCATTGTAAAAATCTGTTATGCCAGATAAAGACCTATTTTGTGCAGTATCTTGATCGATATCTGCATGGTCTTGTATAGAACTGTCTTTAGCAACCTCTAAAACTGTTTGATATACTGATGGTGCAACAATAACGTGCCGCACGGCATTTACCAAATATCTTCCAGAGAAAAATTTATCAAGTTCTTTATTAGTTCCTGTTGATAAAGAATATAAATTAAATTCAATTACTTGACCTGGAGTAATATTTGGATCTCCTGGTATTGTCATTTTTAAAACATTATAATTTGCCATAGCCAACTCTGCGGTTCTATGTGGCACAAATTTTTCTATTCTTATATCTTCACCAAGAGTTTCTTTTGATCCATTTATAAATGGTACATTATTTTGATCTTTATTTGTAACTACTAATTTAAGTTTACCTTCAGGTGATTGTGTCTGAGTTGCGCCTTTTTTATTTCTTTTAAAATTTACTGCATCACCAGGATTTAAACGTTTTTTATAATTTTGATTGTAATTGTAATCAGTTACATTAAAGTTTCTTGTTAAAGGATCTATTGAAATTAATCGATTTGAAAAAGTTCCAGAATCAATATCTTCTAACATATCATGTGTTTTAATAACTTCAAAATTTAATACACTTACCATGTCAGATTGAAAATTTTGATATTGATCTGGTAAATTTAAAGCTTGATATTTGTATTTTGCGTATGATTTTTGTCCCATCATACGTGATAACGAATCGAATTGAAAGCCATTTTTATTCTCAAAAAATATCATATCAGCAGTTTCGCCACCGTTGTATAGTGGTCGAGCATAGTTTGATAACCAACTGATTGCTTCGATAGGTTTTGCTCTTGGTATTACAAAATCATACAAACCACTTGTAGGTAATATGTTTAGTTTTGATGTTGGTATTCTTAACTCTAAATTTAGAATTGTTGCAACCATTTCAGATATTGGTTTGTCTTTAAATACTCTCACAACCTTTGACTGTTCAGACAATAACAATTCTTCTGAACAAAAATATAAAGTATAGAATTCCACCATCATATTGCCTGAAGGTGTTCTTGGTCCAATCTTGTATACTCTAAATTTTTTCTTTACTCCAGAGTTACCACCAGAACCTAAACTCTTATCAAATTGCACCTCTATAATTTCATTACCACTTAGTTGTAACTTTTGTATAAGACCTAAAGCATCTGAAATTGTAACAAAACCAGAAGTTACAAAACCATATAAATCTTCATAATATGAAAACTCATACATTAACTGTTTAATGTCTATTTGTACATTATTTCCAGTAATTAAATTTAATTTTTCAAGAGAAAAATCTTGTGCAAAAGCTAATCCTGAACCAATAGCCATATTATGCCATCAATTCCAAAAGTTCTTTTTCCAACTGGTCTGCATATGCAGCATTGATTAATTTTATTTTTCTCTTTTTTTCATTTAAATTATACTCATAATCATATACAGAAACGGATCTTTTTGTTATTACAATTTCTACTTGGCCTGTTGCTGTTGTAACAATCGATTTTGATTCTACGGTAGAATCCCATGTTTCTTGATCAACCCGCACAGAAAAAGTAACTTTTCTATTTGTTGTTAATTCTGTTTGAGTTATTACTTTTTCATAATGATTTAAAAGATTTTGTGTATTAACATTGGGATATTTTGATTCCATGTAATTTTTAAAAACAATAGACTCTAAAGGCCAACCCCATTGTGCATCTAATATATTGTTTGGCAATAAAACCATCCAAAACCTAAAAGGATCATCATAATATTTGGCTGCAATAATTTCTGGTGTATCCGATTCTTGTATATCATATTCATAGTAGATTGATGAATTTTGTAATATTGCAGGTCTAACACTTGCTCTTGCTAATAAATTGGTATAAAGTATGGAATTACCATTCTTTGTATAAACAACTGTTGGAAGAGTATCAAAATATCTTAATGAACCCATTTTAATATCCTTGATTAATCATGTTTTTATCTATGAGTTCTATTTCTTTAAAATTCATAGTCAATGTTGTTTGAACCGGAGCTCCATCACTATGAGCAGACCATCCATTAGGTGCATAATTAACATCAATAGATGTTATAACACTTTCTGCAACTTTTGTAATGTGTTTATTTCTTACACCATTAAATAAAAAATCTACTTCAAAAGTATTAGGTATGTCATATAACATTCCAGCCACTCCACTACGAATCGTTGGTGCAGCTGCACTTCTAAATTCTTTTACTATATTTCTGACTTCTATAGCTTCTTCTCTTGAAGTTGGTGTAAATGTAAATGCTAATTGATAGTCTCTAAATGTTATGCCATCAAATAAAACTTGTTCTCTTGGATTTATAGCCAAACCACCAGTATTCAATAATAATTTTGTTACTGGTGAGTTTGCAATAGATCCTACAGTTTGAGATAGTTTTCCTAAACCAGGTATGGCACTAGATGCTGCCAGAGCTACATCTTTTAAACTGGTTGCTCCATAACTTGGAGTATAAGGAAATGCAACAGTATCTGGCATATATAACGCTATAGTTTTAATTGGTGTTTTTTTTCTTTGTACAAAACTTGCATCTTTTAAAGCCGCTCGGCCACTTTCTGCAATTCCAGTAGCAACTTGGCCAGCTGCACTCCAAAGTTTTCCAATTCGATCCGTCGCAGATTGATCTTCGCCACCTACAGCGCTCGAAGCAGTTTCAAAGGCACCTGATACAGATTTGGCAGTATTTGTAGCGAGTTGAGAAGGTTCGATTTTATTAATCGTAAAATGAATATAATGACCTTTTGTTGCAGAACTTAAATCTTTTGGATATTTGTAACCAGCAAGATCATATCGAGAAGTTCCGAATAAAACACCTAAAGGTCCACCAGGTACATTAGTTATTCCAGGTATGGCAACTCCACCAAGAGAATCGGGGATAGAAATGATGGCCATGAGATTGTCTTTCTAAGGTTGAATATACATATTTATATGGCATACCAAGGATTATTCAAACCAAGAAACCCACAAAAGTATGTGGGTGATACTAAAAACATAGTTTATCGCTCTTCATGGGAATGTAGGGTGATGGATTGGCTCGACCGCAATGATGATGTGATATCGTGGGCATCTGAAGAACTTTTTATACCTTATATGTCACCAGTTGATGGTCGTAGACATAGATACTTTCCAGATTTTTTAATCAAAATTAGATCAAACAATGGTATCAGAACAGAACTATTAGAGATCAAACCTAAAAAACAAACACACCCACCAGAACAAAGAAAAAGAGTAACAAAGCAATATATTCAAGAAGTTGCAACTTGGGGTGTCAATCAAGCCAAATGGAAAGCAGCAGAAGAATACTGTAAGGACCGTGGCTGGACCTTCAGAATCATCACAGAAGATCATTTGGGTCTCAACTAAATAGTGAGATGGCATCAGCACTTAAAACACTATCATCTGGATTAAAAGAGGCACAGGTTCAACCTATGTCTAGTGATTCTATGAGATGGTTAATGACTAAGATTGCTGAACTTAGAAACCCACTTAAAGTCGCAAGTGATATAAACAAAGATACTGGTCGTAAAGTCACAAGATTTGGTCCAGGAAAATTGTATTGTTTCTATTACGATCCAAAAGGTAAGAGTGAAATGCCATATTATGACAGATTTCCTTTGGTATTGGTATTACAAAAAGATGTGGATGGTTTCCTAGGTTTAAATCTACATTATCTACCAATAAATTACAGAATTGCCTTTTTAGGTAAGCTTTTAAAATTTGCGATCCTAGACGATGAGAACAATGTTGAACGTCTGAGAGTGTCTTATGACATTCTGAGTGCCTCCAGACGCCTAAAAGAGTTTAAACCGTGTTTAAAAAAGTATTTGACTGGTCATATCCAGTCAAGATTACTTGCCATCCAACCTGATGAGTGGGAAGTGGCAGCTATGTTGCCTATGCAGCAGTTTAGGAAAGCTACCGTTCAAGAAGTTTGGCAAGATTCCACAAGAAAAATAAGGAAAGATTAAATGGCCTGGATAGATGATCTATTTTCAGTACCAGAAAGAATAACGAATCAAATCAATCAAGCTGTAACAGGTGCGATAGGTATTCCAAATTCCACAAAAGGAAGAATTTCTGATTTCAAATCTAGTTTTGTTAAAGACCTTGCAAGACCAAGCCGATTTGATATTCTTCTTCCAATACCTTTTGCCATGACACCATATATTTCTTCTTCTAGAAGTTTACAATATCGATGCGAAGCAACACAATTGCCAGGAAGAACTTTTGCAACTACAGAACAAAAGACTTATGGTCCAATAGAAAAACATCCATATCTAACAACATTTAATGATATAGATTTAACTATCATTGTTGACGATGATATGAATCAAAAAATATTTTTTGATGCGTGGTTAAATTATATTAACCCACAATACAATAACAATTTTAGATATCGTGATGATTATTCTTCTACATTAACAGTTAATCAGTATGATGTAACAAATCAATTATCATATTCGATCAATTTGTACAATGCATATCCAATTGCAATCAATCAAATGGATTTAAATTGGAATGACGATGGTTATCATAGACTATTGGTAACATTCTCATACACATATTGGAAAAATAATTCATTACAAGCAATTGGTATGGAACTGATAGATCAAGGCCTTGCAGACTTTTCCAGCATTTCAGACGGCCTTGGTCCAATAGCCGCTATTGGTGGTGCAGACAGAGGTTCTATGCCTATAGTAGATTCTCCAACAACTGAAGGTTGGATTGATCCAACGTTATATGAAGGTGGTTTGGATAATTCTGACTTAATGGGTGATATAGACAATTGGGATCTAATGAATCCAATCGGTGGCGATACACCAAATGAAGTTTCGTTTGAAAACCAAAACACAGAAGATAATAACTTTGGTCTGGATAATTCGGAATTGATAGGTGATATAGATAATTTTGATCTACAGTAACCAGATGGTGATTAATTTTTTAATGGAGTGAAAATAAAATGGCTTTACCTAAAATTGATGTACCAACTTATGAAGTTGAATTGCCGGTTTCTAAAAAGAAAATTAAATTTAGACCGTTTCTAGTCAAAGAACAAAAAAATTTACTGATGGCTATGGAATCATCGGATTCTATCACAGTACAGCAAGCAATTTCTGATATACTCAATAATTGTACACTAACAGACAATATCAATATTGACAAACTTCCAATTGTTGATATTGAATATTATTTTTTACAATTGAGATCAAAATCTGTTGGTGAGGTTGTTGAATCAAAATATCGATGCAACAATGTTGTTGACGATAAAGAATGTGGTAATATAATGGAACACAATCTTGATTTGACACAAATCAAAGTACAACAAGATGAATCTGTTTCTCCAGAAATTCAATTAACAGATAAATTAATGATAAAAATGAAATACCCACAGTTTGGCATAGTAAAGGACTCTTTAATGTTGGAAGATATTAATGAAGTTACCTTTAATATGATTTCACAGAGTATAGAATATGTTTATGATGGTGAACAGTTTTACTATGACCACGAAGCACAACCAGGTGAAATGTTGGAGTTTGTAGAAGGTATGAATCAAGAACAATTTACAAAGGTTGAAAAGTTCTTTAATAATCTTCCAAAATTAAAAAAAGATATAGATTTAACTTGTAGTAAATGTGGTTTTAAACATAAAATTGCAGTAGAAGGCTTAGAAAATTTTTTCGGTTAACTTTTCGTCATGACAATCTGAGAAATTATTACAAAACGAACTTTTCGTTAATGCAGCACCACAAATATAGTTTGACCGAACTTGAAAATATGTTACCATGGGAAAGAGATATTTACATAGCTCTGTTGATTTCGTTTATTGAAGAAGAAAATCAAAAAATACGAGAGAGACAGAGAAAATAGTAAATGCCTAAAGAAATTGGTGAACAAATCAAAAAGACCGTTGGCGTCTTATTAGGAGGTAGTGGCGTAAATGCCAGTACCACTAAAGTCAATTCCATTTCACCAAAAATAACTACTGCTAAAAAAGTTGATGCGATAGATCCTTCTTTGGCTGGACTATCTGCTGTTCAATTACTTGGTTCAATATATGAAGAATTAAAAAAACAAGAAACAGCAAGACGATTCGAATCGGAGTTGGATAGTCGTTTTCAAGAAGAAATAAATCTTGAAGAAGATTTAAGACATAGAGAATTAATAAAAGCTTTAACAGGTAGAAGACCAGAGAAAAAGGTACAAGATTCAAAATCAAGAGCCAGAAAAGAAGAAGTTACAGAAGTACCTAAACCAAAAGTAAAACCAAAGCCAAAAGTCACTAAAAAAGCTCCTGCAAAAGGACGTGCAGCACCAGCACCAAAAGCACCTGAAGTAAAACCGCCGGCAGCACCAGCACCAAAAGCACCTGAAGCAAAACCGCCGGCAGCACCAGCACCAAAAGCACCAGAGGTCAAACCACCGCCTGCTCCAACACCTAGAGCACCTGAGGTTAAACCTCCTGCAGCACCAGCACCAAAGCCTACAGCAAGGCCTGCACCTAAAAAAGAAGTACCTAAACCAACAGCAGAAAAGGTGCTGAAACCA